ATGTCCGGACATCCCGTCTTGCCCGCTGAGCCCATCACGATGCCGCTGCTGCCGCTGCGGGATGTGGTGGTGTTCCCCCACATGGTGATCCCGCTGTTCGTCGGCCGTCCGAAGTCGATCAAGGCGCTCGAGGCCGCGATGGAAGCCGGCCGCCAGATCATGCTCGTCGCGCAGCGCGCGGCCGGCAAGGACGAGCCCAAGCCCGACGACATGTTCGAGGTCGGTTGCGTCTCGAGCATCCTGCAGATGCTGAAGCTGCCCGACGGCACGGTGAAGGTGCTGGTCGAAGGCATCCAGCGCGCCAACACCCACTCGATCAGCGACAACGGCGAGCACTTCATGGCCGAAGTGACGCCGGTGCCGCCCGAGACCGAGGCCAAGCCCGAGGTCGAGGCGCTGCGCCGCGCGGTGACGCAGCAGTTCGACCAGTACGTCAAGCTCAACAAGAAGATCCCGCCGGAGATCCTGACCTCCATCGCGGGCATCGACGATGCCGGCCGCCTGGCCGACACGATCGCGGCGCACCTGCCGCTGAAGCTCGAGAACAAGCAGTCGGTGCTCGACCTGTTCGCGGTCGACAAGCGCCTCGAGAAGCTGCTCGAGCAGCTGGAACACGAAGTCGACATCCTGCAGGTCGAGAAGCGCATCCGCGGGCGCGTCAAGCGCCAGATGGAGAAGAGCCAGCGCGAGTACTACCTGAACGAGCAGGTCAAGGCGATCCAGAAGGAACTCGGTGACGGCGAAGAAGGCGCCGACATGGAGGAGCTGGAGAAGAAGATCACTGCGGCGAAGATGCCCAAGGAGGCCCGCAAGAAGGTCGATGCCGAGCTGAAGAAGCTGAAGCTGATGTCGCCGATGTCCGCGGAAGCGACCGTCGTGCGCAACTACATCGACACGCTGATCAACCTGCCGTGGACGAAGAAGACCAAGATCAAGCACGACCTCCCGAATGCCGAGGCCGTGCTGAACGAGGACCACTACGGCCTCGAGAAGGTCAAGGACCGCATCCTGGAATATCTCGCGGTGCAGCAGCGCGTCGACAAGGTGAAGGCGCCGATCCTGTGCCTGGTCGGCCCCCCGGGCGTCGGCAAGACCTCGCTCGGCCAGAGCGTGGCGCGCGCCACCGGGCGCAAGTTCGTCCGCATGGCGCTGGGCGGCATGCGTGACGAGGCCGAGATCCGCGGGCACCGCCGCACCTACATCGGCTCGATGCCGGGCAAGGTGCTGCAGAGCCTGTCGAAGGTCGGTACGCGCAATCCGCTGTTCCTGCTCGACGAGATCGACAAGCTGGGCATGGACTTCCGCGGCGATCCGTCGAGCGCGCTGCTCGAGGTGCTCGATCCCGAGCAGAACCACACCTTCAGCGACCACTACGTCGAGGTCGATTTCGACCTGAGCGACGTGATGTTCATCGCGACCTCGAACTCGATGAACATTCCGCCGGCGCTGCTGGACCGGATGGAAGTGATCCGCCTCGCGGGCTACACCGAGGACGAGAAGGTCAACATCGCGCAACGCTACCTGCTGCCGAAGCAACGCAAGAACAACGGCGTGCAGGACGACGAGATGGAGGTCACCGAATCGGCGATCCGCGGGATCATCCGCTACTACACGCGTGAAGCCGGCGTGCGTTCGCTCGAGCGCGAGGTGTCCAAGATCTGCCGCAAGGTGGTGAAGAGCATCCAGCTGAAGAAGCAGGTCGGCAAGATGGTCGTCACCGAAGAGAACCTGAACGACTTCCTGGGCGTGCGCCGCTTCAACTACGGCCAGGCCGAGAAGCGCAACCAGGTGGGGCAGGTGGTGGGTCTCGCGTGGACGGAGGTCGGCGGCGACCTGCTGACGATCGAGTCGGCCGTGATGCCGGGCAAGGGCAACATCATCCGCACCGGTTCGCTGGGCGACGTGATGAAGGAGTCGGTCGAGGCTGCGCGTTCGGTGGTGCGCAGCCGTGCGCGCCGCCTGGGCATCAAGGACGAGCTGTTCGAGAAGCGCGACATCCACATCCACGTGCCCGATGGCGCGACGCCGAAGGACGGCCCGAGCGCGGGTGCGGCGATGACGACGGCCTTCGTGTCGGCGTTGACCAACATCCCGGTGCGTGCCGACGTGGCGATGACCGGCGAGATCACGCTGCGTGGCGAAGTCACGGCGATCGGCGGCCTCAAGGAGAAGCTGCTCGCGGCACACCGCGGCGGCATCAAGACGGTGCTCATCCCGGAAGAGAATGCGAAGGACCTGCAGGACATTCCGGAGAACGTGAAGAACCACCTCGAGATCGTGCCGGTGAAGTGGATCGACCAGGTGCTGGAGATCGCACTCGAGTCGGCGCCGCAACCGCTGGCCGATGAAGAGGCACCGAAGGTCGACGGCAAGACCGAGGCTGGCGCTGCGGCGACGGCACCGGCCACGGCGCCTGCGACCGACGCGCTGAAGCACTGAAAAAAGTTCGAAAAAAATCGGCCGCTCTTGCGGATCGGCCGATTTTGAACATATACTGTGAGTCTTGATTGATACAGCGAAGCAAGTGCAGCGAAGTGAAGACTTCAGCACAGCGAAGCAGGTTGATCAAGGGATCGAAAGATCCGGCAAAGCGGGAGTAGCTCAGTTGGTAGAGCGCAACCTTGCCAAGGTTGAGGTCGCGAGTTCGAGCCTCGTCTCCCGCTCCAAATTCAAAGGGAAGCTTTCGGGCTTCCCTTTTTGCCAAGGGGCCTCAAAATCCCCAGGCAACACAAGTTAAGCGGGGCGCGGTAGCAAAGCGGTTATGCACCGGATTGCAAATCCGTGTAGGTCGGTTCGACTCCGGCCCGCGCCTCCATAGAACGCAGTGAAATCAAGTAGTTAGAACGCCTCGCACTGCGAGGCGTTTTGCTTTCTGGCCGCGGAGCCGGCCTGACGCGGCTCAGACCGCGCAAAAAACAGGTGCCAACCACACCTACACGGCAGAAAACTTTGTGTAGGCGAGTTCGATGCTGCACCCCGTGCGCAATCGGCTCAACTTGCGATGTACAGCCGCGCCGCCAAGTCTTCAGCGCGGAATGACGCATACCGAGCCGCCATGACCGAGCCTGGCGCCCACCCCATGATGGCGTTGATCTCCTCCGCACGGAACATCCACTCGCCCGAGGGCACGCGCAGTTCGAACCAGCGGCATGTCGCCTCGTGGCGCAGGTCGTGCTCGGTGAGACCCGTGCAGCCTGCATATGCAAACAGCCCTCGAAACCGCTGCGACAGTCGATTGCTCGTCGCAGCCAGGTTCTCAGGCGTCCCATTCCAAAAGGGGAACAGTAGTGCGCCGGCTTCGGCCGCCACTGACCCAGCAATGTAGTTGTTCAACGCCGGCAGCAGCTCCGGCCGGATGGGCACGCGGCGCCATTTCTCGCGTCCGTACCACTGCTTCGAGCTGCGCACGAGAATCACGCGCGAGCGCATGTCGACCTGGTCGACCGTGAGCGTGTAGGCCTCGCGCAGACGCAGGCCGCTCCACAGAATGAGCTGGAACAACATGCGCATGGCGGGCCCATCCTTGAGCGCCAGCGACCTCTCGCGGTCCGTACGCTTCTGCCCATCGAGGGCGTTCAAGATCAGCGCCTCTTCACCCAGGTCGGACCCCTTGGCGGGCAGCAAGCGGCGGTCGCGCTGTATGTCGATCCTCGCCGACTTGCCAAGCGCTTCGGCTTCTCGAGCGTCTTTCGCGTTGTACGTGGAGTAGCCGCGCGGCAACAGGCGCAGTGGATTGCCGACCATCGCGTCAGGAGACTTGCGGAGGTGCCAGTCGATCGCGCGAGCAACAGCTTGCACGCGCTTTCGTATGCTGCCTGGCGACAGGTTGCTTTCCAACTTCATGTGGCGCACCCATCGCTCGGCCCACAGATAGTTGAGGTCGATCAACTTGAGTGGCGCCAGGCCATTGAACATCGGACCGAGAGTGTCTTGGTCGCTCTGTGACGGTTCACCGGAGTTCAGCCACGCTCGAATCACCGGTCCGAGCAAGGCCGCCGAGGCGACTGGGCGCTTGGCTTGCTCTTGCAGTTCGGCTGGCACGATGCCCGCTGCCAACCACCTATCGCATTGCTCACCGTACGCGCGGGCCGCTGCCTCTTGATCAGCTTCATAGGTGAAGTAGAGCGGGCGATCGAGCAGCTTGTGCCGAATGCTCAGCTCCCACTTCCCCGTTCGGGACTTGCGGATGCTTGACATCGAAGTTCACGACTTCCAACTTGGAGATGCGACCTGGTCGCCAGGGAATGGCGGCAGCACCGGCGGCACATTGCGACGCTTGCCGGGTCGCGCCGGCGGCTGATGTGGCACTACAGGCCGCTGCGCTGCCTGGAGTGGTCTCGGTGCCGCATGGCTGGTCTGCGGCGGCTCCTTCTGTCCGACGTTGGCCAGCGAGAGTCTGGTCAGTTCGGTCATCAGTGCTGCGCGGGTGCAGATCCACTCACGCCCGATCTTGACCCCCGGCAGCGTTCCGTCGCTCATCTTCGCGATGGTGGTCTCGCGCGCGGCCTTGCAGATAGACGCGACTGCGTCCGCATCGAGGACTTCGATGTGACATGCCGACTCGTCACCCGTGCCTACTTCGCTTTGCTGTACCGAGGGGCTGATAGGGGTACGGAAATCAGACGGCATGTGCTTCCTCAGCGTGCTCGACGCAGGTGGCTGCACCGTCTTTCGTTGGGGCCGGGTCTGCGTTTGGATGGTCGGAATCAGTCGCCGCGATTGAGGGCTCGATCGTTGAAGGAGCCGTCTTCGCTCCTGGCCTCCGCTTGCTAGGCTTGCCAGTCATCTCGCCGACGCTCGCTTTGTCGGCCATGACAACGCCATAGTGCGCCGCGGCGGCGAGCAGTTGCTCTGGCTTCCGATCGAGCGCATAGGACTCGACGCGCACGTCCTGAACCAGCGCGCAGTCGAGGATGAAGAGAGTCAGGGCGTCGAGCGGCAGCGTGGCGATGTGCGTCTCCAGCGCGTTGCGCTCTACGCCGTACAGCTCGGCCAACGTCTCCTTGTCCTTCCACCCGACGCCCGCGCAGGCGACCTGGGCGACCATTTGCAGGTCGAAGGCACTGCGCGGCGCGGCTGCCGCCGCCGCGCGAACGCGCGTCAGGAGGTCGAACCTGCCTTCGACTTCGGCGCGCGCCTTCTCCACCGCCTTCGCGTGCGCTGCCTCGCGCTTCTTCCGGTCCTCTTCGCTCTCGCCGTAGCCACGGGCGGGCTTCGGCTCGGTGACCTTCACGCCGGCCGCTTTCAACTCGTCGACCTTCACAACCTGGTGCGTCTTGCCGTCGCGCGGATCCTGCAGGGTGACGACCGTGGGCTTAGCGCCCTTCGCCTTCTTCAGTGCATCGCGCACGTCGGCCAGCTTGACGAAGCCGGCCTTGACGTTCCCGCTCGCGTCGATCGCCTGGCGCGCCTTGTTCCCCTGCATCACCGTCTTGCCGGCCGCTTCGAGCTTCGCGGCCTCGCGCTTGAGGTGCGCCTTCTTCTTCTCGGCGAAGCAATCGGGGTCCGTACAGACGTCTGGACCGTGCACCGGTGCCCGGTCGGGATAGCGACCGTACTTGTCCTTCTTGTCGGTCGGCGCGGCGATGTCCTCGAACTCCGGCGCGTTGCCGGTGCGCTTCGGGCAGCGAACGCAGTGCCCGGCCGACGGCACCAGCATCTCGTCCTCGATGTCGAAGATCGCCTTGGACAGGCTGAGCGTGAACTTCTCGCTGAGGATCGCCTTGATGCGGCGGTAGCTGCGCTTGCCGCCATCGTCCAGCTTGGCGTGGTAGTCCCGGCTGACGTAGCTGAGTGCCTTCTCCTGCAGGGCCGGCTCGCGCAGCCGGGCAAACAGCACGACGACCTCCGTGCCGACCTCGCCCTCCAGGCAGGCTTTGCGAATGGACGGGATGGCCTTGAGCAGCGTCACGCGGCTGTGGATGTAGCTCCTGCTCTTGCCGAACCGCTGCGCTAGGTCGTTCAGCGTCAGGTTGTCGCTGTCGATCAGCGCATGGAAGCCTTCGGCCTCCTCGATCGGGTGCACGTCGGCGCGCTGCAGGTTCTCGGCGATCTGCGCGCTGCGGGCCTCCGCGTCGGTCATCGTGCGGATCATGCACGGGGCGGTCTCAAGCTCCGCAACGGCTGCCGCGCGGAATCGGCGGTGACCGAAGACGATCTCGAATGCGTCGCTGCCGTCGGCGCCGGCCACGATCGGCCGCACGAGCAGCGGCTCGTGGATGCGACCTTCGCCGACGATGCTGGCGGCCAGCTCGTCGATGCCGGTGAAAGTGCGACGCGGGTTGAACGGGCTCTCGCGCAGCTGGGCGAGCGGAATGCTGGTGATGATTTCCATGGTGGTCCTCGTCGGTGATCAGTGGCCGAGCACTCGGGCGCGCTGCTGGCGTTGGAAGTCGAGCGCGTCTGCGCGGGCGGTGAAGGCGGCGCGCCAACCCGACCAGGTCGTCGTCACGCGCTCGGCCGACATCAGGTCGACCCAGCCGGCCGGCCGCACGCCGTCGAGCAATGCCCAGGGCGTGCCGCCGTTCGGCAGCAGCTGGGCACGCTCGGTCGCCAAGGCGATGAGGTCGGCCTGCTTCAGCTCGCGGGCGTGCGCGGCGGACGCCACGTGGATCGCGAAGGCTGTGCGCACCAGGCGCTCGAATCGGTACTCGAAGGCAGCCCAGGGCACGCCGAGCTCGTCCTTCGCGGGTGTGCTGATGTCGTTCGTGAAGGCCTCGTGGGCGTCGTGCATCAGCGCGGCGAACTGGCCGTGCACGTCGAGGTGGAATTCGCGCTCGGCGATCTCGCACACGAGCAGCGAGTGCTCGGCGACGCTGTACGGGCGGCAGGTGGCGCCAGTGAAACGGTTGATGAGGCTGAGGTGGTGGGCGATCGTGCGCAAGGTGATCGCGGAAGGCTCGGGGGCGCGCAGCGACACCTCGGAGCCGGTGGCAGTGGTGATCCAGGTCATGTGCAGGCGTGGTGAAGCACTCCGCTGGCCCGGAAGCCGGCGGACGGGCATGGGTTGAAGGGAGACGACGGCCGGGCCGTCAGGCGTCGAAGCTGGGGAAGTGCAGGTGTCGCGCGTCGGGGCCACAGGTGCCCTGTCGATCGCGGGTGATCACGACGGACTGCCAGGGCAGCGGCGCGACCGCGGACGGACAAACGCATGCCAGGCCGTCGTGGCTGCGCTGGCTGTGAATGCACAGCTCGCAGCCGCGGTAGCTGGTGGCGTCCCAGGGGTGCACGACCAGCGCAGGCGAAGCGGCGGCGGCAATCACAGGCACCTCGCGCTGCAGCAGCGAAGGGTGGCGAAGCGATGCACGAGCAGGTCGATTACATCGAAGCTGTGCGCGGCGACGACTTGCAGCGCGCCGCGCGTGCCATCGCTCAGGGTGTAGCGGGCGATGTACCGGCGGCTCACGATTCGACCTCCGACAGCGGATGAACGGCGAACAGCTTCAGCCAAGTCGAGCCGGCGGAAACCAGCGCAGCGAGCTGACCCTCGGAGAGGTACACCTCGTCCTGATTGGGGATGCAGATCTGAAAGACCAGCGGGCTGCCGCCCTCACGCTCACCGACAACGATCTGCGGCCAATACCCGGAGTGGGCGATCAGCTTGATCGAGACGGGCTGCGAGGCTGCCGCCGCGCACGAATGTGCGGCGGCGCTCAGGCAAACCTCGCCGAGGATTGGTCGAGGCGCTGGACGTCGCTGATGGCGCAGCCAGTGATGTGGTACGCCAGTCGCTGAGCCTCTTCCGCGTTCTGCGCTTGGACTTGGACGAAGGGGAGGACGCCCGAGTCGCACAGGGCGGCGAACGCGCCTTCGAGAGGGTGGTAGCTGCAGCGATAGCTGCGAGTCGATGCTTTCTGCACTTTCACTCCAATGGCCGGGAACCGGCGAGTACAGAAAGTGTAGAAAGTCTAACCATTGAAGTCAAGAGAATGTGTACTTGACATGATCGCGAGCTCGTCCGGCGACATGCCGCCGCTTGTCTTTCACCTCATAGGCTAGATGCGCTCGCTCTGCTTGTGCACGACTTCGCCAATGATGTGCACGCCGTCATGGCAGCGCTTGCGAGGGTGCCGATTCTGGTCGGTGTTATCGCTGTGCAGCCACCAGGAACCTTCGTCCCGGATCAGCCGCTTGACGACGAGTTCGCCTTCGTAATTGACGGCGTACACCACCCCATCCTTGGGAGTCGTGCGGTCGGTGGCAATGACGACGGTATCGCCGTCCCACATGCCTGGTTCCATGCTCGGACCCGACACGACGATCGCATAGCACTTCTTCGGATCGAGGCGACGCGACCGGAACCACTCGCGCCGGAAAACTATGGGGTCAGCTTCTTCTTGCAGGTACTCAATAGCAAAGCCGGACACGCCGGCCGAGAGCTTGAATTTCACGCGAGGGATCGAAGGGTAGTCAGGGTTGTCGTCGAGGGGAATTGGCCCCGACTCCATACCGTCCTGGCGCTCGTCTAGTGCGCCGTGGTCTGTCGGCCGCGTGTTGCCGACATCGTTCGTTGGAAGGGGGACGCCTGTGAGCGCGGCGATGACCTTCAACTGGGCAAAACTTGGTTCATGCCGGCCGTTCTCCCATGCGGACACGTTGCTCTTCGTGACTCCAAGAGCTTCGCCGAGCTGTTCTTGCGTCAGCTTGCGGTGGTTTCGTGCGGTGCGCACCCAGGCAGGTAGATCCATGGGTGAAATGGTATAGATCATCTTGACACGCAAGGCGAGAAGTTCTTGACTCGCAAGTGCAGAAAATCTAGACTGATCTCATGGACCCGAATCCCATCGATCAAGCTGCAGCGATTGTCGGCAGCAAAGCAAGCCTCGCACACCTTCTCGGCGTGACCCGAGCGGCCGTCGGCCAATGGTCTGATTTCGGCCGGCGAGTACCGGCAGAGCACTGTCCTCGCATTGAGGCTGCGACCAAGGGGGCCGTGCGCTGTGAAGACTTGCGCCCTGATGTGCCCTGGCAAATCCTCCGCTGCGGGTCTCGGGCTCCTGGCAACACCTCTCACGAGTTGGAAGGGGGCGTCGATGCTGTGCAAGCCGCGTGACATGAGCCTTGCCGCGACGCTGCTGCCCGTTCCTTCAGCGCTGCGTCGAGCGCTTCCCACAGTTGTCGCGCAGCCTGTACGCCGAGGCACAACGTGGCGGGGGCCTGTGCTCCTGGCGCCCGCAGTGTCACCTCCAGCGCCCCCAGCGGCCCGATAGGCGAGGGGATGTCGACGAACTCGACGCTCGCCTGCGCGAACACGCTGCCCCACCGCATTCCTTCCTCCATGCCTCTGCCTCCGACCGTCGCTGCGCCACAGCGCGATCGGATCCCTTGCCCGAGTTGCGCTCACTGGTGCGCAGTATCGGGAACAGGGCAGGGCACTTCCATAGCAACCCCCAAAGGCCCATGCCATGAACGTCCAGACTGCTGCCTTCAACCTCGTCCACGACTACCCCGGCGGCGCGACAGCACTCGCACCGCTGCTCGGTAAGAGCGCCTCGACGCTCAATCATGAGGTCGACCCCAACTACCCGACCGCCAAGCTCGGCCTGGCCGACGCGCTCAAGCTCACGCTGCTGAGCAAGGACCGCGCGGTGCTGAACGCCTTCGCGATGGCGTGCCACTGCATGGTGGTGCCGCTGCCGGCGTGCGCTGACGGCGTCGACGACGACACCTTCAAGGGCGTGACCCGCCTGGCGCGTGAGTTCGCCGAGGTGATCAGCCAGATCAGCGAGGTGACGGCAGACGGTACCGTCTCGGACAACGAGCTGCGCCGCGTCGAGGGCGAGGCGGCCGAGCTGGTCAGCGCGGTGCAGGCGGTGCTCACGACCCTACGTGTGCGCAACGAGGCCGGCAAGCCGAAGGAGGTGCGCTGATGCACACGCACATCGCAACCACGCCCAGCCTCGCCATCGACGTGCTCGCGCGCGACACGCTGGAGCGCCTGAGCGCTGACGACCTCGCGACTGTCCGCGAGTCCGAGTTTATCTTCGCTTCCCTGGCCGCGCAACGCGAGCGCGCGGCGCGGCTGCGGTACCTGCCGCTGGGCATCTGCCGCAACTGCGAGGAGCGCTGCGCGCCGGGCGACACCTACTGCGACGACGACTGCCGCACCGACCACCAGCAACGCGAGTGCCGGGCCGCCCGGCTTCGCGCCTGACCGACCTCTGACATGACCTTTCAACAGAACGCATCGCGGCCCACAAGGCTGCGAGGGAAGGGTGCCGCCCCGTGAGCACCCTTGTGATGGCCGCCTGCTGGCCGCTACCGATGCCCCCGACGCCGAAGGCCGTCCTGATCAGCCTCGCCGACCAGGCGAACGACCAGGGCGTGTGCTGGCCGAGCATCGACACGATCACCGTGCGCACCTGCTTCGGCGAGCGCGCGGTGCGCAATGCCATTCGCTGGCTGGAGACCGCGGGGTTGGTGAAGGTGGAGATCGGCGCGATGAAGGCGAACCGTTACACCGTGACCCCGCGGGGCAACGGCTGCGAACAGGCAGCGCCTCGACGCGCCCCGGCACCAGATGCCCCCGGCAGCAAATGCCCCCCGACTCACCTGACCACCCCGGCACCACGTGCCCCCCGGCACGAGATGCCCCCGGCACCAGATGCCGCCTACCCGGCACGAGGTGCCGCCCAACCGGCACCAGATGCCGGTCACCCCGGCACGACGTGCCCCCTAACCGTAATAGAACCAATACAAGAAATACACCCCCAACCCCCTGAAGGGGCTGAAGACCCCTGGACGGATGAAGACGCCGAGGAGAAGGCTTCGAAGCACAAGCCGCTGCTGAGCCTCGCCGCCTTCCTCGCCATCTGCAAGGCCGCTGGCGAGAAGCCCATTCCCGAGGGCGACAAGGTCTTCGAGTACTGCGAAGCCGCCGGCATCGACCGCGACATCCTGCTGCTGCACTGGTTCGAATTCAAGACCCGGCGCAGCGCCCAGGGCAAGCGGCAGCGCGACTGGCGCCAGACCTTCCGCAACAGCGTCCGCGACAACTGGTACCGCCTTTGGTACCTGACCCCGAACGAGCCCGCCCGACTCACCACGCAAGGATTGCAAGCGCAGGCCGTGATGAACCGCGAATCCAACCGCCACCAAGGAGCCACCCCATGAGCCGCCGACCCGACGTGATGACCGCCCCCCACAGTGACGAAGCCGAGCACGCCGTGCTGGGCGCGCTGCTGATCGACAACCAAGCCTTCGAGGCGGTCAGCACCGTGCTGAAGCCCGAGCACTTCTACCAGACCGACCACCGGGCGATCTACGAGACCATCTGCGAGCTGCTGACGGCCGGCAAGCTGGCCGATCTGGTGACGGTCCGCGAGAAGGGGCACCACGACATGGTGTACCTGAACCAGCTGATGTCGTCGGTCATCAGCAGCCGCGCGGCGCTGCGCCACGCCGAACTGCTCGTCGAGCGCTGGCGCGAGCGCGAGGTGATGCGCCTGGGCTCCGTGATGGCCGACGAGGTGCTGCGCGGCGCGCACGGTGCCGATGGCAAGCCGCAACCCGTCGACCAGCTCATCGACCAGATGATCACGAAGCTGATGGCGCTGAACGCGGTGGCCGACCGCAACGAGCCCCGCGACATCAGCGAGCTGGTGGTGGGCTACCTCGACGACCTGCAGCAGCGCTACGACGGCAAGGAAACGACCATCCAGACCGGGCTGAAGGATCTGGACCACTGCACCGCGGGCGGTGGCCGGCCGGGCGAGCTGTGGGTGATCGGCGCCAGGCCGAGCATGGGGAAGACGGCCGCAAGCCTGACGCTCAGCCGCAACGTGGGCCGCAAGCACCAGGTGCTCATGCTCACCCAGGAAGACAGCCTGAACTCGCTGACGGCCCGCCAGGTCGCAGCGGCAGGCCGGGTCAACCTGGCCGACCTGCGCAATCCGCGCAAGGCGCCGCAGAGCATGTGGGAGGGCGTCAGCGAGGGCATCGACGCGCTGGGGAAGCTGCACATCGCGATGGACGACCAGGCGGCGCTCAGCATCATGGACGTGCGCCGCAAGATCCAGCAAGTCAAGCGCAGGCGCAAGGCGCTGGACCTCGTGATCATCGACTACCTGCAGCTGATGGAGGGCGACGGCGACAACCGGAACCAGGAGCTGGGGAAGATCGCCAACGGCCTGAAACGTGCGGCCAAGGAATTCGGCGTGTGGATCGTGCTGCTGTCGCAGATGAACCGCGAGGCTGACAAGCGCAGCGGTCCGCCGCAGATGAGCGACCTGCGCGACAGCGGCGACATCGAGGGCGCGGCCGACTTGATCGGGCTGCTGCACCGCGAGCACCGGCGCAACCCGACCGAGGCGAACAAGTTCCACGCCGAGCTGCACGTGGTCAAGCACAAGAACGGCCCGACCGACACGCTGCACTTCACCTTCGACGGCGCCTTCCAGCGCTTCACCGACTGGGAAGGCCCGCCGCCCGCCAAGAGCCTGAAGGCACAGCGCGGCGGCGGGCTGGACTGAGGGGTGAACCGATGCTGACGATGAACATCCGCTTCGATGCGGCGCAGATCGCGAAGGCGTTCGGCGAGCTGCAGCAGGAGCACCCGAACGTGATGGCGCAGGCCATCAACGACACGGCGCGCGAGATCAAGGATGCGCAGGTCGCCGAGATGCGCTCGACCTTCGACAACCCGACCGCCTTCACGCTGCGGTCGCTGCGCACGACGTTTGCCAACCGCACCAGGCTGCAGGCGATGGTGTGGCTGAAGGACGGCACGTCGCGGGCGCACTACCTGATCCCGCAGATCGACGGCGGCAACCGGCCGCTGAAGCGCTTCGAGGAGATCCTCGTGCAGGCCGGGCTGATGCGCAAGAACGAGCGGGCGGTGCCGGGTGCGGCGGCGAAGCTCGACGCCTACGGCAACATGGGCCGCGGGCAGATCGTGCAGATCCTCAGCCAGCTGCAGGCATTCAACCTCGCGGGCTCGGACGCCAACGCGACCAGCTCGAAGCGCTCGAAGGCAAAGCGCAGCAAGGTCGAGTACTTCGTCGCGCACGGCGGCGAGTCGCGGCAGGGCCGCGGCTCATGGAAGCACGGCGACAAGATGCAGCACCTGCGGCGTGGCGTGTGGGCCCGGCATCGCTTCAGTGCGGGCAGTGCGGTGAAGCCGGTGCTGCTGTTCGTCAACGGCACGCGGTATGGGAAGCGCTTCGACTTCGTCGGCACGGCACAGCGCGTGATCGACGCGCGCTTCAAGGCGCACTACGAGCAGCGCATGCAGAAGCAGCTCGCGAAGCTCGGGCTCGGTGGCAATGGGAACGGAGGGCAGGGCGCATGACGTTCGCACCTTGGTCGGCGACGGCCTCGACCCCACCCCCCACCCCCCTCATCGGGTCCTCCCTGGAGGCCTCGGTCAAGGGTAATTCGAACCCCGTTCGCACCGTAGTTGCGGGCGTTGCTTAAGGGGGTTGTACCCATGGAAGCGATGCAACAACCCTTGTCCCAAACGATCAGCCAGGAGCAGTTCGGCGACCTGGTCGGCGTCAGCCAGCAGGCCATCAGCGAGCTACTTGGTCGCGGGATCCTGAAGGCCGGCCAGCCTGCATCGGCCTGGCTGCGCGCGTACACGAAGCACCTGCGCGAACAGGCGGCCGGCCGCGGTGCCGATGGCGAGCTGGCGCGCGAACGCGCACGCCTGGCTCGTGAGCAGGCCGACCGCGTCGCGATGGACAACGCGGTGAACCGCCGCGAGCTGGCGCCCGTCGCGGTGCTGGAGCTGGTGCTCGCCAAGATGGCCGGCGACGTGGGCAGTCTGCTGCAGGGGCTGGTGCCGCGCGTGCGCCGCCGCGTCGAGCTGCCCACCGAGGCGCTGCGCATCTTCGAGGAGGAGGTGAGCAAGGCGCGCAACCGCGCGGCGGCGTTGAGCCTCGCCGATGCTGAAGATGAACCCGACGAAGAGGAGGATGGAAATTGACCGAAGTGGCGCCTATGCTCGACGCAGTCGAGCCCGTGTTCATCGAACGCCCGCTCTCGCTCGCTGACCTCGGCACCGAGCAGCGCGACGAGATCAATGCCGCACTGCGGCGCGGCCTGCGTCCGCTCGAAGCGCCGCCGCCGATGCGCCTGTCGCAGTGGATGGCAGAGCACTTCTACCTGTCGGAGGAAAGCAGCTACGAGCAAGGCCGCTGGGAGGCCTACCCGTACCAGATCGCGATTGCCGACTGCATCGGCCACGACGAGATCAACCACGTCACGTGGCGCAAGAGCGCGCGCACCGGCTACACCAAGATCTTCCTCGCAGCCGTCGGCTACTTCGCCGAGCACAAGCGGCGCAACCAGGCGGTGTACCAGCCCACCGACGAGGACCGCGACGACTTCGTCACCACAGAGCTGGAGCCGATGCTGCGCGACGTGCGCGTGATGCGCCGCGTGTTCCCGAAGTTCAACCGCAAGTCCAAAGAGAACACGATCAAGAAGAAGCGGTTCCTCGGCTGCTTGCTGCACCTGCGTGGCGGCAAGGCCGCCAAGAACTATCGCCGCATCACCGTGGACTGCGTCTACTACGACGAGACCGACGGCTTCGACCGGGACATCGAGAAGGAGGGCAGTCCCTTCCGCCTGGGCGACAAGCGCATCGAGGGCGCGACCTTCCCGAAGTCGGTGGCAGGCAGCACGCCGAAGCTGAAGGGCTTCAGCCTGATCGAGGACCGAGAGAGCCAGGCCGACGTGCGTTTCCAGTATTTCATCCGCTGCCCGCATTGCGATGACGAACACACGCTCGACTGGGGCGGCAAGGAAGCCCGGCATGGCTTGAAGTGGACGGACAGCGATCCCGAGACGGTCGGCCACGTGTGCCCGCATTGCGGCGTGTGCATCACCCAGGCCGAGTACCTCGCCGTCTGGAAGGGCCGTTGGAAGTCTGCCGAAGGGATCTGGATCGACGAGCGCGATCCGGTCCAACTGCGCTTCAGGAACGCGGTGGACGAAGAGATCGCGCCGCCGAGGCATGTGGCGTTCTTCAGTTGGACCGCGTACAGCCCGCAGGCGACTTGGGTCAGCATCGTGCGGGATTGGCTGTCTGCCGCGAAGAAGGCGCAGGCCGGCGACGACAGCGACCTGAAGACCTTCATCAACACCACCCGCGGCGAGACCTACGAGCAGGAGCTGGAGAAGACCGACGCCAGCCAGCTCGCGCTGCGCGGCAAGCACGGCCACCCGCTGCGCACCGTGCCGCGCGGCGCGGTAAAGCTCGCGATCGGCGTGGACGTGCAGGGCGACCGCTGGGAACTGGTGGTGTGGGGCTTCGGTCGCGGCGAGGAGATGTGGGTGGTGGATGACCTGGTCATCTACGGCAATCCGGCCGACCAGCGCGAGTGGGATCTGAAGCTGGATCCGGCGATCAAGGCGACCTACCGGCACGTGTGCGGCGTCGAGATGTCAGCAGACGCGGTGGCGATCGACACCGGCGGCCACTTCACCCACCAGTGCTACGTCTTCGTGCGCAACCGGCCGAACCAGAACCTGTATGCGGTGAAGGGCGAGACGCGGCTCGGGCGGCCGATCAAGAGCGCCAGCGTCCTGGTCGACGTGAACGAACGCGGGAAGACCATCCGCAAGGGTGTGCGTCTGTGGCACGTGGGTACCGACACCGCGAAGGATCTGCTCTACGGGCGCCTGCAGGTCAGTCAGCCCGGGCCGGGCTATGTCCACTTCGCGCGCGAGCTGACCGCCGAGTTCTACGACCAGTTGACGGCCGAGAGCCGGATGCTGGTGAAGACCGGCCGCGGCGAGGAGCACCGTTGGCTGAAGCCAGCCGGCAAGCGCAACGAGAAGCTGGACTGCACGGTGTACGCGCTGTTCTGCGCGCAGATGCTCGGGCTGCACACGCTCAGCGACAAGCTGTGGGCTCGGCTCGAAGCCGGACTGGAGCCGGATTTGTTCGCCGCGCAGATTACTGTCCCGCCGGACCAATTGACCACGTTGCCTACGGCGCAGACGTCTGCACAGCGGCCGCCGGTAGCTGAACGAACCGCCCCTTCATCGTCTGCGAATGCCTTGTCTTTCGCGCGGACCTCTTCCATTGCCAGTGATTCTTGGAGCAGCAGACTATGAGAAATGCATCCCATCAGAGCCTTGCATCGAGCACGGATGAAGCCGCTCACTGGGTTCACGACATGAGGGAGATTCTGAGGGACAGGCTGGCCGTCCAGGATCCATGGGCCAGCGCCATGGCCGTTGAAATCGTCGAAGGGATGAGGCACCGCCTCGGAGGCGCCAGGGTCTACCTGCCAAGGCCAAACATCGAAGTGAGAAATGAGCAGATTCGCCGACTGTTCAACGGCAGGAACGTTCAAGAAATCTGCAGGCGCTTCGGCGTCACGAAGTCAACCGTGTATCGCGTCTGCAATCGATAGATCCTCTGGGCCGCGAAGCATCGGCCTACCACTCCGGTCATTCCTTCGGCGGTGCCGATGGGTCGATGGAGATAGATGCCCCGGTACCTGTGAGCACGCGGGAGAAGTCGGGGGGAAGTTCACTCCGCTGGGCTAGGATCTCGCGAACACGACGACCCGTCGACCAAGAATAGTTTTCTGCCAGCACCATGACGGCATCGTCCAGTGCTGGTTTGGTCGCATGCAGCAAAGCCGATTCAAGGGCGCCATATTCCGCGGCACCCGATCCGCTGGCCAACATTTCCCCCCTGAATTTCCTGAGAATTTGGGGAAGCACCTCCTTCGATCGGAGAGAGAACGCCAGGATGGGATCAACACCAGCGAGCAGCGATATCGCATCGTCGAAGCGCGTCGCGATCTTTTCATCCAACGGCATGGCCTTGTCGACGACTTCCCGAATGGCGGGCGACCAATCGGGGCTCATCTTGTGCTGATCGCTCATGAACCGAATGATGTTCTCCACTCCATAGACTCGATGTCGAATTTCCAGAAGGTCGGCGAGCGCAACGCCGATGGCCTTCTTCCGCTCTTGCCGAGCCTTCCAAAGCACCCCGATACCGGAGATGACGGCGCCCAGGACAACGCCAAGCAGTGGTCCGACGACCTTCATGATCTCTTCCATAGCTCCTCCCGAACAGCTGCGCGTCCGTATGCGCCGGCCTGAGCCATAGATTCGCATGCGCGACACGGGTTAGCAAGATAGTCCCATCCCGTGCCTACAAATGGGAGAGCGACTTGGCGACGATGACGGCATGCAAAACGCAATCGTCATCGCATGAGTGCCACGCCCTGGTACAGCATCCACCGCAGACCGGTCGCTAGCGCGTCCGCGGCCTCCGAGACACAGCACGCCGAGATCTGGATCTACGGCGACATCGGCGAATCCTGGTACGGCGAGTCCATCGCCGCGAAGGACTTCGTCAAGACCGTCGCGGCCCTCGACGCCGAGACCATGTCGGTTCGCCTGAACAGCTTCGGCGGCTCGGTCGCCGATGGCATCGCGATCCACAACGCGCTGAAGCGCCATCCGGCCACCGTCACTGTTTCCGTTGACGGCATCGCCGCATCGATCGCCAGCCTGATCGCGATGGCCGGCGACCGTGTCGAGATCGCCGACAACGCGATGCTGATGATCCACGCGCCGTGGGCGGGCACCTCGGGCAACGCCATCGAGCTGCGCCAGGCGGCCGACATGCTCGACAAGTGGGCGCAGGCGATGGCCGCGAGCTATGCCGCCAAGACCGGCCGGCCCCTCGACGAAGTGATGGCGTGGCTCAGCGACGGCGAGGACCACTGGTTCACCGCATCTGAAGCCGTCGCCGAGAAGCTCGCAGACGCGACCTCGACCGCACTGCCGATCAGCGCCAGCGCCACGCGTTTCGCCTGGACCCGACCCGCTGCTCGTTCTGCTGCCGCTGCAGTGGTGCCCGCCGCCGCGGCCCAGCCGCGCCCCTCTCAACCCACGATCCCTTCGACTCAGGAGACCCCGATGTCCGTTCCCGCCACCGACCCGACCGCACAAGCCGCGCAGCAAGAGGTCATCAAAGCCGCAGCGCGCGCCGAAGCCCAGCGCCAGACCGAGATTCGCGCCGTGTTCCACCGCCACATGCATCGCGATGGTGTTTCCGCTGCGCTCGATGCGGTGCTGACCGATGTCGACTGCAACCTGGTGCAGGCGAAGGCCCGACTGCTCGACGCACTGGCGCGTGGCACCGAGCCGGCCGCGGGCGGCTGGGTCGTCACCATCGAAGACGAGACCGACAAGCGCAGGGCGGCCATGGCTGCCGCGCTGGAGATCCGCGCCGGTCTCGCCAAGGACGACACCAGCAACCCGTGGCGCGGCCATACCCTGACCGAGATGGCGCGCGCCTCGCTGCAGGCGCAAGGGGTGCGGCACGCAGGCATGGACAAGATGGGCCTCATCGCGCTGGCTTTTACTCACAGCTCGGGCGACTTCCCGCTGCTGCTCGCGAACATCGCGCAGAAGGCGATGCTCAAGGGCTACGACGAGGCCGAGGAAACCTTCCAGCTGTGGACCGCCAAGGGCACGCTGCCGGACTTCAAGCCGATGCAGATGGTGGACATCGGCAGCTTCCCGGCGCTGCGTCAGGTCGCCGAGGGTGGCGAGTACAAGTACATCACCATCGGTGAGCGCGCCGAGACGCGGGTGCTTGCGACTTACGGCGACATCTTCAAGATCACGCGCCAGGCGGTGATCAATGATGACCTGGATGCGTTCACCCGCATCCCGCGCAAGATGGGCCGCGCTGCGGTCCGCACGGTGGGCAACCTGGCGTATGCCGTGCTGACCGGCAACGCGCCGATGGCCGACGGCAAGGCGCTGTTCCACGCCGACCACGGCAACGTGCTGGATGCGGCGGCGCTGTCGACGGTCGCGGTCGATGCGATGCGTGTCGCAATGGCGCGGCAGAAGGACATCGGACAGACCAGCGGCTCGCTGAACATCCGCCTGGCGAAGCTGCTGGTGCCGATCTCACTGCAGGGCACGGCCAACGTGGTGCGCGACAGCGAGTTCGAGGTCGGCGCCGGCACCAAGAACAACACCGTGCCGAACAGCGTGCGCGGCACGTTCGAGGTGATCGCCGATGCCCGCCTCGACGACAGCTCGACCAGCAAGTGGTACGGCGTCGCCGACAAGGCCATGCACGACGTGGTCACCGTCGACTACCTGGACGGCAACGAGGCCCCGACGATGGAACAGCAGCAAGGCTGGAATGTCGACGGCGTCGAGTTCAAGGTCCGGCTCGATGCCAGCGCGAAGGCGCTCGACTGGAAAACCATGCAGCGCAACGGCTGATCACCCGGCACGGGCAAAGGCTCCGCAGAGAGCCGCCCACCTCGTGCCGACCTCGGCTCCTGCTCCACCCATTCCGACTCACACATCGCGCATCCCATGAAGAACTTCATCCAACCCGGCCAGTCCCTCACCCATACGCCCGCCGCTGCAGTGGTCGCTGGCGGCGTCGCCAAGATCGGCAGCCGCATCGGCATTGCGGTTTCCAACGTCGCTGCCGGTGCGCCCGGCAACTTCACTGCAGAGGGCGTCTATCGCCTGCCCAAGCTCGCGGCCGACGCCATCGGCCAGGGCGACAGCGTGCGCTGGGATCACTTGCAGGGGGTCATCACGACGGCGACGGTCGGCGCCGGCAATGCGGTGATCGCCTCGGCCGGCTTCGCCTTCACGGCCGCCGCAGCCGGCGAGACCTTCGTCGACGTGAAGATCAACGCCTGAGCGCGGTCACCAAGGAACTCGACCGATGCTCGACGACATCTTCATGCGCAAGCTGACGGTGCTGTACGCCCGGCTCGGCCGCGACGCGCAGTTCACGCCGGTCGGTGGCGATGCGCAGCCAGTTCGCATCCTGCTCGACGAGCCGGGCAGCACGGGCCTGGACGGCATGCAGATGCGTACCCAGCCGACGATCCGCATGCAAAGCGCCGACGCGCCGAACGGCGTGCAGCGCGGCGACCGTTTCACGGTGGCCGGCAAGACCTGGGAGGCACGCGAGGCCGGCGCGCCGGTGCTCGACGGCACCGAGCTGCAGGTCGAGCTGAAGGCCGTATCGATGGGGGCCGCAGCATGAGGGCCGAAATCAACACCACCCACGAGCGCATTCTTCAGCGCGTCGACCTGGTGCTCAAGGGTGCCGGCACCGATGCAGCCGCATGCGTGCACCGCGGACGCGTCGATGCCTTCGGTGTCGACGAGATCCCGGCCATCAACATCCGCCGCTCGTCCGGCCAGGCCGACGCGTTTGCGCAGGCCACCCACCGCGGCCTGATGGAGTTCGAGCTGGACTTCCACGTGCGGGGCGATGACTGGGAGACGGCGGCCGACCGGCTGCACCTGCAGGCGCACCGCGCCATTGCCGTCGACGCCGGCCTGAACACCCTGGGCCGCGGACTGCGCTGCACGCGCACCGAGCCGCGTGCCGAAGGCGGCGACGAGGTCATCGGTCGACTGACCGCGACCTACCAGGTGCAGGCCCTGACGCGCGCCAGCGATCTCGCGCTCGTCTCGTGAAGCCAGTCAGCTGAAGCCCCATCAACTCACGGAACCACATACATGCTCCTCTTCGGAACCGGAAAGATCTTCACTCTCCCCAAGCGCACCGGCCAAGGCCTCGGGATTGCTGCAACGAAGCCGGTGATCATCGGCAGCGCGCAGGAAATCACCGTCGACATGGATGCCGACATCAAGACGCTGTATGGCGCCGGCCGCTATCCGCTGGGTGTGGCGCTGGGCCGCGGCAAGGTCGAGGTGAAGGCGAAATACGCGACGTTCGACGCCGCCATCCTCGGGCGACTGCAGTTCGGCAAGGAACCCAGCGCCGGCATCCGTTCGACGGTCAATGACTTCGCGTGCCATCTGCCGGCCAGCGCTCAGGGCAGCGCTGCGGCGGTGTCGGTCGTCGTCGAGCCTCCGCAGGACGGCACGTTCCTGAACGACCTCGGCGTGTTCGACGATCTCACCGGCGAGCAGCTGGACCCGATCCCGTTCGACGCAGAGAAGGTGCCGGCCGCGGGCCAGTACACGGTGAAGGACGGCACCTACCGTTTCGCCCCGTCGACCTCGGTACGTGACCTGCTGCTGAGCTATGAGTACCGCTCCACCAGCGCGAAGGGCCAACTCTTCGAACTGACCAACGAGCTGATGGGACCGACGCCATCGTTCTCTCTATATATGAAGGCCGACAACGACGGCAAGACGTTGGCGATGTGCCTGAACCGCGTCGTCAGCAGCAAGGTGAGCCTGCCCTTCAAGAGCGACGACTTCGCGACCTTCGAACTGAACGGCCAAGCCTTCGCCGACGAGCGCGGGCAGCTTGGCTACATCAGCGTCTACTGACACGAGACAACCCACATGAACGACACCATCACCCTGGGCGAGCGGACCCTCGAAGTCGCCCCCATCCCACTGGGCCGGCTGAAGAAGCTGCTGCCCGCCTTCAACCGCGCGGGCCTGGCCTTGAAGAACGGACGCCTGGACGAAGTTGTGTTCGACGACATCGTGCTGGTGCTGTCTGCCGGCACGGGCCTCTCGGTGCCCGAGGTTGAGGAATTGCCGGCGACGATGGAGCAGCTGAGCGCCGCGCTGGAAGTGGTCGCCAAGGTCGCCGGGCTGGAGACCAAGGCGTCCGGTCTGGGGGAAGCTCCGGCGTCCTCGGCGGCGGTAGTGGCGATGGCCAACACGCCGGGGACGCCTGGGCTGATCTCTACGCCTGGCTGATCACCGCGACCGGCTGGACCTGGCGCTGCATCGACGAGGAGGTCACGCTGCCGCAGGTGGCGAGCCTGGCCGCCTTCTGGCGCCACACACCGCCGGCCGCGCTGCAGCTGCGCCGCATTGCGCTCGCCATCGGGGTCAAGCCGGACACCAGTGCCGCGCCGGCCTCGATGTCTCCTGAGGCGAAGAGGCAGGCGATGCAGCGAACGATGGCGCAGGCCGAGCAGCTCGGTATCCCCATCAAGCGTGGCCGGCACGACGATCCCCTCGCAGCGCTCCTCGACGACTGACCGACCTCCCCAACACACCCACACCGGATGACCGATCCCCGCGCCCACGTCGTCGTTGACGGCGATGTCACTCCACTGCGCCAAGCCCTGCGCGCCGGCCTGGACAGCGTCCAGCAGTTCGGCACCCAGGCGGCCGGCCACTTCGGAACGCTCAGCGGTCCGCTCGAAGCCATCCGCGGCAAGTTTCTCGCCGTCACTGCGGTGATTGGCGGCGGCGCGCTGTTCGGCAAGGCCATCGAGCAGACCGCCAAGTTCCAAGAGGAAAGCATCCAGCTCGGCAAGTCGCTGGGCGTGTCGGCCACCAGTGCGAGTACCTGGATCGCCGCACTGGAGGACGTGGGCGCGACGACCGACGAGATGTCCGCTGCGGGCCGCGGGCTGCTGAAGCACCTGAACGAGGACGAAGGCGCGCTGAACCGCCTGGGCCTCGTGACCCGCGATGCCGGCGGCGCGCTGCGTCCGCTCAACGAGTTGATGCTCGACGCCATCAAGCTGACCGGGGACTACAAGGAAGGCACGGACCGCAACGTCGTGGCCTCGCAGCTCTTCGGCAAGGGCATCGACGCCAGCTCGGCGCTGCTCAAGCTCAACAGCGACACCGTGCGCGAGAACGCCGAGCTGATGGCCGAGCTGGGCCTGCTCGTCGGTCAGGAACAGATCGACGCCTACAACGCGTTCGACAGCGCGGGCGACAAGGCAGCCCTCGTCATGAAGGGTTTCGCCAACACCATCGGCACGGTGCTGATGCCGGTGGTCACCAAGCTGGCCGAGTGGTTCGTCGCCGTCGGACCGACCGCCATCACGGTGACCCGCGGCGCGATCGGCGGGCTGACCGCCGTCTTCTGGGGCCTGAAGAACGCGGTCGTCGTCGTGTGGGAGGTATTGAACGGCCTGGTGGTCACCGTCGCCGAGCCGCTGCGGGCGCTGGGCTCCGGGCTGTACAAGCTGATGACCGGCGACCTGAAGGGCGCGCAGGACGAGCTGATGGGCTGGCCGGCGCGGATCGGCGAGGCCTGGGGCAAGGCCTGGGACAACATCGTCGCGTCCAGCACCGAGACGCGCGACCGGCTGTCGGCGATCTTCGATCCGGACCAGACGGAAGCCAAGCCGTCCGGCGGCGGCAACCGCAGCGCGAGCCTCAAGGGCAAGGGCGACAAGGAAAAGGACGGCGCCAGCTCGTACATGAGCTACTACGAGGCCATGCTCGCCGAAGAGAAGCGCGTGCAGGCCGTCCTGACCGAAGGCCGCGAATACAGCAAGGAAGAGGAACTCGCGTACTGGCGCTGGCTGACCGACAACCTGACGATGACGGCGGCCGACCAGGTCGCAATCCAGCGCAAGGCATCGCAGCTCGAAGTCGCCATCGCGCGCGAGACTCGCCAGCAGCGTGATGCGATCGAACAGGATGGCATGCGCACGGCCGAGCAGCTCGCGCTCGGCAAGATCGAACTCGAGCGCGTGGCGGCCAAGGCGGCGCTCGACGCCGAGGAGATCACCAAGGCCCAGCTCGCGCAGCTGGAGGTCGGCTGGGAGGACCAGCGCTACCAGGTGCAGGCGTCTGCACTGCAGCAACGTTTGAATCTGCTGGCGGCCGATCCGACGATGAACCCGGTCGAGCTGGCCCGGCTGAAGAACGAGCTGCTGCTGGTCGAGCAGCAGCACGAGCAGCAGCGGCTGCAGGTGATGTCGGCCGCGAGCGTCGCGCTGAAGGAGCAGGGTGCCGGCATCGGTCAGGGCCTGTTCTCCGGCATCGGCGACAGCTTCGGCACGGCGCTCGACGGGCTGCTGCAAAAGACCAGCACCTGGGGCCAGGCACTGGGCACGATCTTCGGCGGCGTGAAGGAAGCGTTCCTGCGCAATGTCGTGACAGAACCTGCGTCGCAGTGGATCGCCAGCCAGGCGCGGATGCTCGCGATGAAGCTCGGCTTCCTGACGCAGGAGAAGGGCATGCAGGCCGCGGCCTCGGCGACCAACGTCGCGGTGAAGTCCGCCGAGGCCACCGCCGTCGTCGGTGCGAACGCAGCCGAGGCCGGTTCGGGCGCCGCGGCGTCGCAGGCATCTATTCCCGTCGTCGGGCCGGTGCTCGCCATTGCCGCGATGGCGGCGATCTTCGCGGCGGTGTCCGGCATGGGCAAGGGCATCAAGAGCGCCTCGGGCGGCTACGACATCCCGAGCGGCCTGAACCCGATCGCCCAGCTGCACGAGGAGGAGATGGTCCTGCCGAAGCAGCACGCGAACGTGATCCGGCAACTGGCGGGGCAGGGCGAGGGCGGCAGCGGCGCCGAACCGGCCGCGCCCGTCGAGCTGCGCGGCGTGACCGCGGGCGAGTTTTTCATGGCCTCGAAGCGCGACCTGGTCGCAGTGCTGAAGCACCTGCGCCGCGACTTCGCGCTGAACTGAGGGAGGACCATGAGCTTGGACATCTTCCCGTCACTGCCCGGTCTGAAATGGGGCAGCACCCGCGTGCCGATGCACCGCACCGGCGTGCGCGAGACGCCGAGCGGGCGCGAGTTCCGCACGCGCTACTTCAGCTTCCCGCGCTGGCGCTACAAGCTGGCGTATGAAGTCCTTCGCGAGAACGATGGCCTGGCGGAGCTGCAGACGCTGGTGGGCTTCTTCAACGCCCGCGGTGGTGCGGCGCAGCGCTTCCTGTATCTGGATCCGGACGATTGCGCGGTCGTCGACCAGCGCCTGGGCACTGGTGATGGCGCAACCCGCAAGTTCCAGCTGGTGCGCACCTGGGGCGGTGTCGTCGAGCCCGTCTACGCGGCGGCCGATGATGCACAGGTGTTTGTCGGCGGCGCGGTTGCCGACCCGAGCACCTACGACATCGGGCCGAGCGGCGTGCTGGACTTCCACGTGCCGGTCGCCATGGGCCTGCCGGTGACCTGGACGGGCCACTTCTACTGGCGCGTGCGCTTCAAGCAAGACGAGACCGAGGTGTCGCAGTTCCTGCGGCAGCTGTGGGAAGCGCGCAGCGTCGAACTCATCACGGTCAAACCATGAACCCGCGCCTGAGGACCGCCGCATGAGAACGCCTTCGTGGGAGAAGTCGCCCGGTGCACTGGTCGAGCTGCTGAACACCGAGACCGAGCTGGGGTGCATCGACCTGTACACGTTCACGCTGCCGGGCGGCCAGGTGCTGCGCTGGACCGGCGGCGACCAGGCCGTCACGGTCAACGGGACCACATGGTCACTCGGCCCGGGGCTGCGTCGCAGCCGCACGCGGCTGAGCGTCGGCATCGAGGTCGACAGCCTGGACGTGACGGTCTTCGAACTGCCGGCGGACCTAGATGCAGAGGAGCGGGCGATGCAGTTGAACGGCACGCCGCTGCTCGCCTACATCGCCCGCGGCGGCTTCGAGCACGCGCGGCTGGAGCTGCAGCGCGCGTTCCTGCCGGCGGCCGACATGGCCAGCCTCACGCCGCCGATCGCCGGCACGCTGGTCTGGTTCACCGGCCGCGTCGCGACGACGAAGGGCGACCGCACGCAGCAGCTGCTGGGCATCAAGAGCGACACCGAGCAGCTCGACGTGATGGTGCCGGCAGAGGTCTACCAGCCCGGCTGCCCGAACACGCTGTACGACGCGGCCTGCGGCGTCAGCCGCGACGCGAAGACGGTGAACAGCGTCGCGAACACCGGAAGCGATGCGACCCGCACGCGCTTCGGTCACGGACTCACGCAGGCGCCGGGGTACTTCGACCTCGGCGTCGTGAAGTTCCTCACCGGACCGAACGCGGGCATCGGCCGCACGGTGAAGCGACACACCACCGGCGGCAGCAGCGCCGGACCCAATGCCGCCAATGAGATCACCGTGCTGCAGCCGTTCCCGTTCCCGGTCACGGCCGGTGACACCTTTGCGATCTACCCCGGCTGCGACAAGACGCAGGCGACCTGCAAGGCCAAGTTCAACAACGTGATCCGTTTCCGCGGCAAGCCCTACGTGCCGGCCGCTGAAACGGTGATGTGACCCGATGACGAACACCGAAACCCAACAACGCGAAGCCGCAGAGATGGCGGAAGGACAACGGCAAGCCGTTGTCGCCGAAGCCCTGACCTGGCTCGGCACGCCATACCACCACCATGCCCGTCTGAAGGGCGTTGGCGTCGACTGCGGCCAAAGCCTGTGCGCGATCTACGAGGCGGCCGGCGTCACCGCCACGATCGACCCAGGCACCTACAGCACCGCCTGGCACCTGCACCGCAGCGAGGAGCTGTACATCGAGTGGTTGCGACGCGTGGGCGCCGTGCCCACCGAGCAGCCGCGTGCCGGCGACGTGGCGCTGTTCCGCTTCGGCCGGACCTTCAGCCACGGCGGCGTGCTCATCGATCGCCACACGGTGCTGCACGCGTACATCAGCCAGGCCGTGATCCTGACGCGCCTCGACGAAGCGCCGCTCGCCGGCCGGCCGGTGCAGTTCTGGACCCTGTGGCCGGCGTTGGATGTGACGGCAGCGGCTGCCGTGCAGGCGTCTGCACCGATGTCCTCTGCGATGCCGGTGGAGGCCTGACATGGGCGGCCGCACCACGATCTCCAGCAGCGAAACCCGCATCGAAGCGCTGAAGCTGCAGAGCAGCGCGCAGGGCGTGACCATCCCCGTCGTCTACGGCGTGAACCAGATCAGCGGCAACCTGATCTGGTACGGTGACTTCAAGGCGATCCCGCACACGACCAGCCAGTCGGCCGGCAAGGGTGGCGGAGGGGTCACGTCGGAGAGCACGACCTACACCTACAGCGCGTCGGTGATGATGGGCCTGTGCCACGGCCAGATGAACGGCGTGCCGCGCATCTGGCGCGGCAAGAAGCTCTACAACGGCGGTATCCGCGGCGACCAGTTCGCGTCGACCCGCAAGACCTACGCGGTGCCGGCCAGCGGCCCGATGTCGACCACGCTGGATGCGGCGTTCGCGTCCATCCAGGCGGTGTACGTGCCGATCTTCTTCCTGAAGTCCCCGCTCGCCAACGGCGTGGACTACTCCATCGACACCGATGGCGAGCTCGCCGTCGTCAAGATCCTGAACGACAAGTTTCGCGGCATGGCGGTCACGATCGACTACCTGGTCGTCACCGCCGGCACGAAGCAGAGCGCGCTGGAAGAACTCGGGCTGAGCTTCAAGACCGGCGCGCTCGGCCAGGCGCCGTGGTCCTATCTGCAGGGCGCCAATCCGGCGCAGGCGATCGGGTACAGCGGCCTGGCCTACGTCTGCGCCAAGGACTACGACCTGGGCGGCTCGGCGCAGGTCGAGAACCACACCTTCGAGATCCAGGGCAACCTGGCCTACGCGCTGGGCAGCAACGTGCCCGACGTCGACCCGAGCCGGGCACTGCTGGACCTGCTGACCAACGGCCGCTATGGCGCCAACATCGCGAGCGACCGCCTCGACAGCATGCAGGCCTGGTCGGACTACTGCGTGTCCGCTGGCCTCGTGATGTCGCCCGCGCTCACCGAGCAGATCTCCGCGGCCGAGCTGGTGCAGTTGCTCGGGCGGCTGACGAACACTGCGCCGGTGTGGAGCGCTGGTCGGCTCAAGATGATCCCCTACGGCGACGGCCCGGAGGCAGGCCTCGGCCGCACGTTCACGCCGAACGTGACGCCGGTCTACGACTTGACCGACGACCACTTCATCCCGTCACCTGGCGAGCCACCGGTGCAGCAGGAGCGCAAGAGCCCGGCCGACGCGAAGAACCACTTCCGGGTGCAGTACCGCAACCGGGCCAACAGCTACAACGTCGACGTGGCCGAGGCGAAGGACCAGGCGGACATCGACGCGCACGGCTTGCGCTCCGAAGCGATCGTCAAGGCGGACTGGATCACCGACGGCGCCGTTGCGCGCCTGGTCGCCCAGCTGCTGCTGCAGCGTTCGCTGTACATCCGCGCGACCTACAAGTTCAAGCTGCCGGCGAACTTCAGCCTGCTGGAGCCGATGGACCTGGTCACGCTCACCGACGTGGGGCTCGGTCTGGACCGGCACCCGGTGCGCATCACGGCCACCGACGAAGAGAACGACGACGGCGACCTGACCATCACCGCCGAGGATTTCCCCGCCGGCGTCGCCAGCGCGACGATGTACCCGAGCGAGGTCAACGCCGGCTACCTGCACGACTACAACGCGGCGCCGGGCAATGTGGATGCGCCGGTGTTGTTCGAGGCGCCGGTCGGCCTCACGCAAACCGGGCTCGAGGTGTACGCGGCGGTGAAGGGCAGCAGCGCGGCCTGGGGCGGCTGCAGCGTGTGGGTGAGCGTCGACGGGCTGAACTACCAGAAGGTCAGCACGCTGCACGGGCCGGCGCGCTACGGGCGGTTGACCACCAGCGTCACGCCTGGCGCAGACGGCGCCGTCACCGTCAGCACCAGCGGCCAGCTGATCAGCACCAGCGCGGCCGATGCAGCGGCGCTGGGCACGCTCTGCTACATCGGCGGCACCGTGCCCGAGTACTTCGCCTTCCAGGCGGCCGCGCTGCTCGCACCGGGCTCGTATGCGCTGTCCGGCCTGGTGCGCGGCGCGCATGGCACGCCGCGCACCGGCCACCAGGTCGGGGACACCTTCGTGCGCGTGGACAACGCGATCGGCAAGAGCGGACCGCTGGAGCTGTCCTTCGTCGGCAAGACGATCCACTTCAAGTTCACCAGCTTCAACATCTTCGGCGCGGCGGAGCAGAGCCTGGCCGAGGTGCAGGCCTACGACTACCGCGTCACCGGCGTGATGGCGGCGCTGCCGCCGTCGGCGCCGACGGATCTGTCCGCAGCCTTCGAGCCGTTCGGCGTCCGACTGAAATGCGCGAAGAACCCCGAGCCGGATGTGGTGGGCTACGAGTGGCGCGTCAGTGTTGGCGTCGGCGTGGGGCAGGGCGCAACCTGGGACAGCGCCCAGGTGGTGGAGCAGTCCGGCGGCACCTCGCACCTGTGGGCGGTGCAGGCGAGCGGCTCCTTCACCGCCTGGGTCGCGGCGGTCGACGCCTTCGGCAACCGCAGCGCGCCCACCAGCGTCGCCGGCACGGTGGCGGCACCGTCGATCTCGGCGCTCAACGCGACGATCATCGGCGCCGACCTGCAGCTCGACTACACCGGCGTGCCCGGCGCCTTCGCGATCGGGAGCTACGAGCTGCGCTTCGGCGACAGCTTCACGAGGGCCACGGTGCTGGGACAGTTCCAGATCACCCGGCACCTGCGCCGCATCGAGTGGGGCGGCGCCAGGCGCTGGTGGGTGGCAGCGGTCGACGTGAAGGGCAACCGCGGCGCGCCGGTGTCGGTCGACACCGTGGTGACCATGCCCGGTGCCATCGTTGGCTCACGGGCCGAGGTCGTCGACAACAACGCGCTGCTGTACTGGAGCGCGCCGACCAGCGGCAGCCTGCCGATCGACCGCTACGAGGTCCGCAAGGGCGCCAGCTGGGCGGCGGGCACCATCGTCGGCTCGAACGGGAACAGCACCTTCACGGCGATCTTCGAGCAGCAGGCGGGCGTGTACACCTACTGGGTTGCGGCCTTCGACAGCGCCGGCAACACCGGCGCGCCGGTCGGCATCGCCGCCACGATCGCCCAGCCGCCCGACTACGTGCTCCGCACGCAGATCCGCTCGACGTTCGGCGGAACAGCCTCCAATCTGTACCTGGAGGACGGCGCGCTGCTCGGGCCGGTCGCGCCGGAGACCTGGGCGCAGCACTTCGAGTCGCATGGCTGGACCACGCCGCAGCAGCAGGTCGACGCGGGCTTCCCGCTGTATGCGCAGCCGAGCGTGGCCGCAGCCACTTACGACGAGACCTTCGACTACGGTACGGCGCTGCCGCCCACGATCGTGACGGTGACGCTGGGCGCGACCGTGGTCGCCGGCCAGGTCGCATCCAGCTGCCAGATCTACACGAAGCTCAACAGTGCAGACGCCTGGACAGCGGCAGCGGCGGGCGCCACTAGCGTGCTGGCGGCCAGCTTCCGGTACGTGCGCGTGGTGTGGAGCTTCAGCTGCAGCGCCGGGGCAAACCTGATCCGCATCACCAGCCTGGACGTGAAGCTGTCCAACAAGCTGAAGACCGACTCGGGGCGCTTCGTGATCACGAACGCCGCCGCAGGCGTGGCCGTTCCCTTCGGCGTGACCTTCATCGACGCGGACACGCCGCTGTGCCAAGCCAACGGTACGACGGCGCTGCTGCCCATCGTCGACTTCCTGGACGTGCCGAACCCGACCGGCTTCACCGTCTACCTGCTGAACCCGCAGACGGGCCAGAAGGTCACGGGCTCGGGCAGCTGGACCGCGCGCGGGTACTGACCTCTCATTCCTCAAGACGAACAACACGACAACATCAACGAGCCACCATGCCGATCGACTTCAGCAAGCCCGTCACCACCGACCGCTACGACACCGGCGTCCTGCCGCAGATCAAGGCCTCCTTCAGCGCGCTGGCGCAGTGGATGGACCCGGCCTATGTGGGCGCGGTCACCAGCCCGCCGACGGGCGCCAAGCGCTTCACCGGCGGGCTGATCCAGGAGTTCAACGGCAGCAGCTGGGTGGAGAAGGCCACGGGCTACCTGAAGAACATCCCACCACAGAGCTACAGCAGCGTCTCCATCTCTGGTGCCTTCGGTGGGTGGGCAGGGATCCAGTTCAGTGACACCGCCAAGCTGTACACCCTGATGATGAACGCCACCGATGGTGCATCTGGGTTGTACGCCGCTACGGAGGGTCAATGGAGATGGCACTTCGATGCCGGCGGCCAGCTTGCAGTCGGTACGGTGCCGTGGGGCCGAATCACCGGGGCGCCGGTCATCACCGCGTGGGCGCCGGACTTCTCGCCGAACGGAAATACGGTGGCAGTGCGCAACGTCAACGGGCACCTCCTCGCCACCTACTTCTACCAATCGTCGCCAGAGAACGAGAACCCGGGCATCAGTCAGGTCATGGTGACCGCGCCCGGCGATCCGTACATGCGCAAGGCGAGCATCCAGCACCTGGCCAACAGCATGAGCGTGCCCTGGGGAAACATCGCCGGTCGACCTGGCGCGCTGTCGCAGTTCACGAACGACCCGGGCTTCGTGTCGTGGAACAGCGCCCCGGCGTTCTCCGGCCTGGTCTACGGTCGCGGTGGTGGCGAAGGGCTCGGACGCATCACGATGACAAACGTCGCCGGGCAGCCCGCAGGCGGTGCACCGGGCGACATCGTGTTCGTGTACTGAAGGAGGACACGGACATGGCAGAGATGTGGCGGTACGACGCGAGTGGCGTGGCGCGCAAGGCGCGCGAGGTCTGGCGGTATGACGCAGGCGGGATACCGCGCAAGGCGCGGGAGATCTGGCGCTATGACCCGAGCGGCATCGCACGGAAAGTCTTCAGCGGTTCGTTCGTGCTGACAGCCTCGACGGCGACCGTGTGGGGCTCGGGCTTCACGGCGACGCGCGGGGCATCCGTGCCGGTCACCACCAGCCCTGTGACGCTGACGGTCCAGGGCGGGGCGGGGGTCTTCACCTACGCCTGGGCGACATTGTCGGGGTCGGCCGCGACTGCGATGTCACCGAATTTGCCGACGACCCAGTTCCGACGCAACGCTGCCGCACCGACGACCGTCGGCAAGGCGAACACGCTCAGCGGCGTGCAGCGGTGCACCGTGACGGAAGCTGGCACGGGCGAGGTGAAGACGATCGACGTGACGGTGGTCACGGAGCACTGGTACGACTTTTGAGGGAGCGCGCGGTGTCAAATGATGGAGAACCATCAAGCCGATTCCAATTGTGGTGGCCCATCGCAATGGGTCATACTGGAACGCGCATCACTCGCCGAACAAGGACAACATTGGCGTGCATGGGACGCTGTGCCAGCCATGTGATTCGTGTCGCCAGGCACTACCGCGTTTCACACCAGGATATCAATGGCAGCGCCCAAGAAGCACGTTGAGGCATGGAGGCTTGAACGCTTCAAGACCTTCGTGGCCGACTTCCCCGACGGTCGGATCGAGAGCACTGAAGAGCCAGATTTCTTGGTTCACGGTGCCAACCGAGTCGTGGGCATCGAGCTCACCGACTTACATCGAGAGACACCACGCGGACAAGTGCCGGAACAGGCTCGCGAGGCAATGCGACATCGGGTGGTCGCGCGTGCGCAAGAGCTCTACGCAAAACGCGACCTTCCGCCAGTCCTTGCCACTTTTCTCCTAGACGATCGCATACTCATCAAGAAGACTGAGGTCGAAGGTCTAGCGAAAGAATATGCTGATCTCGTTGCGGACAACGTGCCAGCGGCGAACGCAGGGACAGAACTGCCGCAGGACTATGACGACTACCTGACGATGCCAAGTCTCGTGCACAAGTTGATGGTGCGCAGATTTGATGTGGTCACGAGATCAATGTTTACCTGTCCTGGGGCGACTTGGGTACCTACGCTTGGCTTTAAGGACATCGAAAGGACGCTGGCAAGCAAGGAGCCGAAGGTCTCTGCCTACCGGCGGCGTTGCGATGAAGTGTGGCTTGTCATCAATGCTGACATGGAGTCAATGGCAACATGGTTTGAGATCGAGTCATCCATTTTGGAACACGCATTCCATACGGCGTTCGATCGAGTTTTCCTGGTTGAACACTTTCGGGGCAAGGCGCACGAGCTCCATGTGACCATGGCGGCCAGCGAGTTCAGTGGCCAGTTGGCGGTGAAATCGGTCGAGAAGGAGATTGATGGCTCTGAGGATCCAGCCTTCTAAGGAGCGAGAGTCAGTCTGTCCCATTCATTGACTACAAATGGGACAGTGAAGTTGCGAGCATGGGCGCATGAGCACCCCTGCCTCGACGATGCTGGCCGCTTACTTGCAGGCCGAAACTGATGTTCTCCTTGGCAAGGAAGCGCGCCTCGGCGACCGCGTCTTCCGCAGCGAAGACCTGTCCGAAATCCGCGCCGGCCGCAAAGAGTGGGAAGGACGCGTGGCGTCGGAGATTGGCCGCGCGGCGGGCGCGCCAACCATCGGCGGTTTGCGCTTCGCCGTTGCGCGCCTCGACCAATGAGCGCACATCTCAACGCGATCGACCGCCTGGTCGCATGGATGGACCCGCAGCGTGGCCTGAACCGTCTGCGCGGTCGCACCTTGCTGGCCCACTACGAGGCCGCCAGGCCGAACCCACAGCGCAAGTTCCGCCGCGATGGCGGCTCGCCCGATCAGCTGGTCGAGAAGGGCGCGGTACCGCTGCGCAACCAGATGCGCTACCTCGATCGGAATCACGACCTGGTCGTCGGCTCGCTCGATGTGCTGGTCAACAACACGGTCGGTGCGCAGGGCATCGGCGTCGAGTTCCAGCCGCGCACGCCCACCGGCGAGATCCACACCGAATACGCCAAGGCCTTGGCATCCGCATGGCGCGACTGGCAGCGACGCCCCGAGGTCCGTTGGCAGCACACCTATGGGCGCTGCCAGCGCCTGCTCGCCCGCACGCTGTACCGCGATGGCGAAGCATTCGCGCAGCGGGTCATGGGGCGCATTCCGGGCCTCGATCACGGCACCGACGTGCCGTACTCGCTCGAACTCTTCGAAGCCGACATGGTGCCGATGGACTTCACCGACGAGTCCCGCGGAATCAAGCAGGCCATCCAGCGCAACACCTGGGGCCGCCCGACGGGGTACTGGCTGTACAAGGGTCACCCCAGCGAGATGATCTCGCTGCGCCCGGACCTGAAGGTGATCGCGGCCGACCGCATGCTGCACCTGGCGCATCTGCAGCGCATGGGGCAAATGCGGGGCGTGACCCGCTACGCCAGCGTCATCGGCCGCATCGAAGACATCAAGGACTACGAGGAGTCAGAGCGCATCGCCGCCAAGGTTGCGGCGATGCTGACAGGCTACGTGAAACGTCAAGCGCCCGATGGCGGCGGCTACGAAGGTCCGCTGAAAGACGACAACGGCAACGACATCCATCGGCAGATCGCGCTGTCCCCCGGCACCATCATCGACACGCTGGCGGTGGGCGAGGAAATCGGCCTCATCGACAGCAAGCGCCCGAACCCGAACCTGATCACCTTCCGAAACGGGCAGCTGCGGGCGTTCGCCGCCGGGATCAGCGCGAGCTACTCCAGCGTCAGCCGCAACTACGACGGCACCTACAGCAGCCAGCGGCAGGAGCTCGTCGAGCAGTGGGTGCATTACGCCTGCCTGACGGACGACTTCGTCGGCATGGCGGTGCAGCCGGTCGTCGAGGATTTCATTCTGGCGGCCGAGTTGTCCAACGTCGTGCCCCGCCCGAAGGACGTGATGCCCGGCACCGCGAATGACGTGCTCTACGTCGCGCCGTCAATGCCGTGGATCGACATGGCGAAGGAGGCGACCGCCTGGCTGACCCTGAGCCAGGCCGGATTCATCAGCGAGGTCGAGGTGATCCGCAAGGCTGGGCGCAACCCTGACACGGTGCTCGAGCAAGTCGCCGAATGGCGTCGAAAGGTCAAGGAGAAGGACCTGCGCTTCAGCAGCGATGTGACGAACCAGAACGCGAGCGGTTTGCCCAGCCCGCCGAAGCAGAACGGCGACCAGGCCAACAACGAAGAGGAGGGCGCCGATGCCGCCGAAGCATGAACCGCGCAGCCTGAGCGACGCCGACGCGCAGGCCATCGCCGATCGCCTGTCCGCGCAGCTGATGACCCAGCTGGGCGACGAGCGCACCGCACAGCGCCTGGTCGGCGTGTGGGGCGGCTACGTCGACCGGCAGCTCGGGCGCGGACTGCGCCGGCTCGCGATGTACGCGGTGATGGCGCTGCTCGGCCTGGGAGCCTTCAAGTTCGATTGGTTCAGCCGGCTACTCGGCAAGTGACCGGCGGCGCGCCAAAGAACATCCCGACCTCCCCTAGACCTGGAAACTGAACTGCGACGACAGCAATGGACTTCAACATAGCCTACGAGAACGTGCTCGGCAAGGAAGCCGGCTTCAGCGACGACCCGCGCGACAGTGGCGGCCAGACGATGTACGGCATCACCGAGGCGGTGGCGCGCGCCTTTGGCTACACCGGTCCGATGAATCTGCTCGGACTCGATCAGGCCAAGGCGATCTACCGCAGCCGGTACTGGGACGCGCTGCAGCTCGACCAGGTCGCGGGCGTGGCCCCGGCCGTGGCCGCCGAGCTGTTCGACACCGCGGTGAACCAGGGCACCGACCAGGCGGCCACCTTCCTGCAGCGCACGCTGAACGTGCTGAACAAGGAAGGCAGCTGGTATCCCGACGTGAAGGCGGACGGCCGCATCGGTCCGATGACGATCGCGGCACTGCGGGAGTACATGCGCCGCCGCGGCGCCGAAGGGCAGGTGGTCCTGCTGCGCGCACTCAACGCGCTGCAGGGGGCCTTCTACGTCGAGCTGGCCGAGCGCCGCGCGAAGGATGAAGCATTCGTCTATGGCTGGCTGCTGAACCGCGTGGAGATCTCGGCCGCGGCGGGAGGCAAGGCCTGATGGATCCGATCAGCACCGCCTTCGCGCTCGCGCAGTTCGTGCCGGGCATCCTGAAGTGGATCACAGGCAGCGACCAGGCCGAGCAGGCCGCCAGCACCGTGATCGACATCGCCAAGCAGGTCACCGGCAAGGACAGCGGCCAAGCCGCGCTGAGCGCGATCCAGGCTGATCCTGCCGCGTTGCTGGCCTTCCGCCACGCGGTGATCGCGGCCGAGGCTGATCTCGACAAGGCCTTCCTCGCCGATCGTCAGGACGCCCGCAAGCGCGACGTGCAGCTCGCCCAGCTCGGAAGGACGACCAAGCGCGCGGACCTGATGATCGTCGGCGACGTGGTGGGCATGCTCGCCTGCCTGTCGGCGATGGTCTTCGTGACCTGGCTGGGCGTGACGAAGGGCGGGGACGTGAACCCGCTGATCATGGCGCTCAACGGTCCGCTGGGCATGCTCACGCAGCAGTTCGCCAACGGCCTGCGCGACGCACATCAGTTCGAGTTCGGATCGAGCCGTGGGTCGGCTGAGAAGACCGAGCTTCTCGCGAGGGCGCCAGCAGTGAAATGACGTGCTGCCGCCGGCGCGTCAACTGTCCCCATCGCCGAATTCATCGGTGTGGATGAGCACGGGGGAATCCCCCTCTCTGAGGTATTTGCTGGAGACGAGCTGGTGAATCTCTTTTCTGTGCGATTCATAGGCGGTGAGCCAGTCCGATGGCTTCGGCCCGGCCGCGAAACGATCCTCGAGGAATTCTCGGGAAACCAGGGCGCGTACGATCAAACCCCCGACGACGACCGCGACTCGAATGGCCTCGCCACCGGTGTCAACGCTCGGTTCGCTGACGGATTCCTGCCGGATCATCGCTGAGCTCCATCTGGCGCAGGCACATTTGGCGAATCGCCTAATTCCACACAATCTATCCGCGACCCTGCCACCGCGCAAGCGCAGTTTTTAGACGAAGTGCAGACGTCTGAACATGTCAAAAGACAGGTCAGATGGCGGCAGCGCTCCGCGGAATGCTCAGCGTGGCCCTATATCCGTTGCGGGCCGGGTCGCCGCGCCATCCTCGTCGCTGGGACCTATTGTTCGCGCAAAGACATCGTCTGCCAGCGCGCCGAGTTCCTCCTGGCGCGTCATTGGTAACCCGAGCAAAGACAGAGGGACGACTGCCCGCTCGATGGTGATGAGTCCGGTTGCAGCGGCAACCAGCGCTGCAGCGCCGGACGCGACAAGCGCATTCGATTGCGCCTGCACGATCGCATGCGCGAGCGCACTGGACGCCAGCTCTGCAGGTTCGCTCACCATCGTTCGGGCCTCATCGTCCGTCAGCGCCGGAAGCACGACGCTACGTAGGACCGTCAAATGAGCAAACAGAGCTCTTGCGAAACCGTCGAAAGGCTGTCTGTTGAGCTGGCCGGCCTCGTCAAGCAGGCGGCCGCTGAGCAGCGAGATGGCGGCGTGCTGCTCTCCAAGAATCGCGTTGAGGTCGGATTGCATGCTGAGCTGCTGAAGTTGCACTCATTCTCTGCCGCGGCCTCTCGGTGGCTGTAGGACGGCAGGACGACAGTTCGCAGGTTAACGTCCTCGCTACATCCGGTGACGCGCGAGGATGCGAACTCTTCCGCTTGAAATACTGTACGTGCATACAGTACATTGAGTGCATGGATGAGCTCTCTTTCCTGCCAAATTCCTGGCTGCATCGCGTCTCGACGCGGCTGCAGGCCCAGTGGCCGACGGTGGATCCGCAGCGGCTCGACGACGTAGCGCTCGACCTCTGGCGAGACGAGCGGCTGCGTGCCATGCCTCCCGAAGAAGCCGCCGTCGCGTGGCTGCGCCCCGTGCTTCCCGAATGACATGCTCGTCGATGTGGTGGAGATGTACAAGCGAGGCCAGCGCCTCGAGCGGGGAACCCTCAAGTTCATCCAGGCTCAACGCGGCGTGCTGAGCCTGACGCCGGATCGACCTGGCCGCGATCCTAGGGACCGCAACCCACCTCTGCTTGCCGGCCTGCGTGGCGCCGAGGGCCTCAGCTGGGTCTTGCCGCCGCTGGACAAGGCGCGGGTCGTCCGCATCAACCCGCGCGGCATGTTGATCAAGGGGAGGCAGGAGCTTCAGTCGACCAGGTCGAGCCGTAGCTCCGAATGGTTTGACCAGGCGTGGTGGGTGAGGGTGGTTCCGGCTGCGCCTGATCCGAGGGCGCTAGAGTTGGAGGATGTGCAATCTGTACACCTCCCCTACTGAGCAAGAGGTATGGGACTACTGGGACGTGAGCGGACCGATGCCGCCCCTGCGGTTCTTCGAAGGGCACCACGTCGGGCCGAAGAAGCAGGGCCAGTTCCTGCGCGCGGACCGTGCGACCGGCGGCCTCATCTACGCCGTCGGGCGCTGGCAGCTCGTGCCGACGAACTGGCCGGACATCAACACCTACCCGTACGCAACGAACAATGCGCGCTGGGAAGACAAGGTGCGGGTCGGCCGCACGTTCAAGCCGGTGTGGCAAGCAGGGCAGCGCTGCGTGATCCCGGTGCGCAACTTCTACGAGCCGTGTTGGGAGACGGGCTCGCACGTGAGCTGGCGGTTCGAGAGCGCCGACGGAAGTCCCCTCGGCCTGGCCGGCCTGTGGAACACCTGGCTCGACAAGGCCACCGGCCAGGTTGTTGACACCTACACGATGATCACGATCAATGCGGATGATCACCCGGTCATGAAGCGCATGCACAAGCCGGATCCTGATGATCCCGAAAAGCGCATGGTGGCGGTGCTGGAACCGCAGGATCAGCAGGCTTGGCTATTCGGAACCCCGTCCGAGGCCGAGCAGGCGATTCGGCAGTGGCCCGAGGAGAAGATCAAGGCCACGCCGATGCCAAAGGCCGAACGACCGAAGGCGCCGCCTGATCCGCAAGTGAACCTGTTCTGAACCTGGGGGGGGGAGCGGTCGTTAGGACCGATGCGCCACATCGATGGCCTAGTGCAGGGTGCGTTCGGCAGAAGGCAGAAGGAACTCCACCAGGGATGAGGCGTTGGCAGGGCGCTCTGACCCGAACACGGCCTCGATGATGCAGTCAGCGACGCCGAACCACACCTGTGCGGCATCGAACTCGGCGTTGGACGGGAGCTGCTCAGGAGGAAATCCGGCGCGGTCCCAGCTTTCCAGCTTGTGCGCGGCACGAGCCGCGAAAGCGGGAGAGACCTGCGCCGCTTCGAACATCGCGTGAACGGCGGCTTGAGCGCGTTCGATCTGCTGCGGCGATGCTCCCGCGACGCTGATCATCAGGTTCTCGCGCGGAAGAACAGGGGCTGCGTCGCTTCCATCCGTCATCGGCGGCAGGTTCACACCCATGAAATGCTCGGCGGCAAGCTGTGCGGGGCGTACGCTCTGGATCGGGTCCGCTGCGGCGGTCTCCCACAGATCCCATGCTTCCATCAAGCTGAGTCTGGGCTCGAGTTCGAACACGCGCTCCCAGAAGGCCAGGCGCCACTGCCGGTCGGCAATCGCTGGGTCCACCTTTGCCCGGAAATATCGCTCGGCCCAGGCCTCGGGCGTGCCTGAGTCGGCTGCGGCGAACGACTCCGCGGCTACAGCCTGAAGCTGCTCGATCGTCGCGCCGGGATTCAACTTGCTCAACTTGGTGAACACACGATCGACCCAGGCGGCTTTTGTCAGGGCAGTCGACATGATTTCTCCGGTACGACGAGGTGTGCTATTCGGGCGAACTTTACGACGAGAGGAGACATCTGGCGAGTGGCCGTGTTACACAGGCGCCAATATCTTGGCTGCCCGCTCTGCTCGCTGTCACTTGTTGCAAATAGGTGTACAAGTAGAGCGAAGCGCATGTCCTGGCGAACCTGTATATGCGCGCTCGCCAGATCGTCAGCTTATGAGTAACTAACCGCTGATGGCAATATATGGATCGGATAATTATTTCTTTGCGATGGTCGTCATACGGTGCTCAGCAATTGTGGAAGCCACCTAGAATGAACAACCTGGCCAGCTAGGGAGGCGAAATACAGCAAGCCAGCACCAATGAAAGGATCTCAAGAAAACAAACGCATACATGGCAAGGAAAACTAGAGGGACGCGCCTCTCGATACTGCTGAGAGATTCATGCGCCCAAGGATCTCTCCTCAGTATTGCCCATTCGGCGTCGAACAAGGAGTACGGCAACCTGCCTTCGAGGTAGTGAATTATCCGGAACTTCGCGCTGCTCAATCTATAATAAGATACCACGAGCCGATTCCAAAGGAATGAATTGGCCATGCCGGCAAACGCGACTGCCCATGAGAACTCGCTAGTCGAGTTAGTCGAAAGAAATCCGACGAAGGCGAGCAAAGCGGAGTTTATGCTGAGAAAATAAGTGTTGGCCAATGCCCGTCGCTGGCCCATGCGATCAGCCATCTCAACGTATAGCTTGTACTGTTCAAAGAGCTGATTGAGCCATTTTTCCTTCTCGGTTTGTCCGGCAGCGTCATCTATAGAATTAAGCCAATTCGAGAGATCCACGCTGTTTTTCATGTTCAGACTCTACGGGTGATTTTGTAGTAAGACGGCGTGGCCGATCGTTCGAATACATGGAACGCATTGTTATCGTCCGAAAGCCACATCAGTACGGTCGGCTTAGGCGTTGAGCTCAGAAGGGCTGATGGTTTCTGCTTTTCCCCCTCAATATGTAATGTAAGCGTGCCAACGAATGTTTTTCCACTTGTCCTTCCCTCGTATCTAACCACGGTGCTTGGTAAGTTATCCCTGTTTTCGGCAACTTGCCCTAGGAAGAGACTTGCTCCAATGCCCATTGGTGACTTGTATTTGCCGACAGCAGTCAAAGAGTTATTCTCAAATACAATATTCAGTTGGCAGTTTTTCGCATTCCAAATGCCATTGATGCTACTTGGCATTGATTTCGTGAGCGCCCTGCCGAAGTAACGATTGTATTCAATGATCGGCCTGGCTTCTAGGAGAACAATCTCTTCTCTCTTCGTCTCTTCATCGGAGATTTCTTTCAGATTAGCGAGCGAACGATCAATAATTTTATTATATTCGGGGAATTTTGTTGCGGCATCTAGAGTGTTCTTCGCCTCGGACTTGAACCCGCTCTCGAGATATTTTCGAGCAAGATTTGAGGCTCCAAGCGATTCCTTCTTCTCCTCGGCATTGCGATAGCATTCGATAGCAAGTACAGGGACTTTGGAGGATTCGTACGCCCAGCCGAGATTATTCCACGCCATGCCCGAACGTTCGCCTGCGGGGATGCGCAGATAATGTAGTAGTGATGCCGAATTGGTTCCTTCAATTTGGGAATACCTATAAGCCAGGGAGAATCTAGACTCACTGTCACTAGGGTTTAATTCGAGCATTCGCTCTATCGCTGCTACTTCTCTTTGCCCATCTTTTCTGAGCTCCGCTAAGGTGCGCTCATAATGTAAAGCCAGACGCTCAGTTTTGACATCTGATATATTAATGGAATGAATATGCTCACTCGCATCGAGAGATTCAGCCTCTTTGCCGGCCTTGAGAAATGAAATTGCGGCTCGCCCAAGCATGGCAACTCGCTCGTCGATGTCCAGGGCACTTCTCTGAGCGTCAAAGAGAATCTCCCCGGCTCGTGCATATTCTTCAAAGTGCTCGTACGTTTCTGCAAGCTGCCTTGCAATCGTAGAGTTTGCGGGGTTCTTGGCTGCAAACCCCAATAGTCTGTCAAGACTGCCTTGCTTATCAAATACTATTTTAAGTGACTCGCGACGAGCTTCCCATTCATCAATCTTCTCCTGACTATTTTCGCCCAGAAACTTGGAAAATGCCGTCGTCAAACTCGACTCAAGAGTTTGGTTTCCTGTGGCAATCGCTCGCATCAATGCATAATCCCAGTCGCCAGAATTCCAGGATCCGTTCGGTTCAATGTTGCTGGAGTTGTCTGGAGCTGATTCTATTTGAGACTCTTCCTGAACATTGGAAGTGAGAAGACCGACGGGCTCGCTCTCATTTTGCGAAGGTGTCAATGAAGAAAGCATATCTAGTAACTTCCCAAAGCACTGTTCGGGCGACTGCCTCGTAAACGGTATGTATTCGAGATTGCCTTGCAATTGACCGGGCCGCCGCACCCCATCCTCTAAAAGGAATATTATCGGCAGTTGCCGCCCGATCGCTACGCCTATCTCTTGAATTATCCAGTCGGAAGTCTTCCAATCATTGCGAGGCTGCTTCCAGACTCCCGCCAGCTTGCGGTACCATTGAATGTTATTTGTCGCTTCTACGACTTGCTCATAACGTGTGCATATTCCGATAAATAGATTCTTTCCATCGAAATAATGAAGTACCTTTTCATGTACCGATTGAGCCTGCGGCTTCTCAGCGTGTGCCCAAGTAAATCTCCCATTATTCTCCGCAACGGATGTCAAGTACTTCAGGAATTTGAGAACGATTGCTTCGTCGTCTGCTGAGAAGCTGTGGCCTACAAACGCCTTCAAGAGCTGCATGAACGTGTCCTATTGATTTTGCTGATCAAGATTTCGAGTTATGCTGGTATGCCTGCGGGAGATGCAGAATAGTTTATTCTTTCGCGAATTACTAACATATCTCTTTGAACCGATCGCGCTGGGCGATTGAACGACCTGACGCAAATGCATCGCTGTTGCCACTGCAGACAGGCATCTTCGCCGTTTGCGGTCGGTTCCGGAAGAGGTGACTTGATAGAGGGCGATTGCCGCAGCGGCACGAGAGCCAAGCGATGACGGACGTGTCACCCGGGCGTGGTGCATCGACGCTCGTCTAGTGCGTCCTTCACAGTCCTGTGTCCTCTTGCCTAGCCCGCAACTCGTGTGTCGCACATCGGCTCCAAGCGGGCGTGCCAAGTCTTCTCCTCGAGGTCCTAGAGCGGCGCAATGTACGCGTAGTCTAGTCGGGTTATCGCTCACACAAGCGCTCCTTTCTTGGCTAACCTAGAGACGAGTCCCCGATGTCATTGAACCTGCGGTACTCCATTCTGGGAGGTAGATCATGGCTGACAAAAAGAGACTGGAAGAAGTCTTCAAGACCGTTGGATTGCCACCGTATACATATATTAAGCCTCCATATTACGGCGAGGTTCGAGCGGATATATCGCAGCCAGGGAAGCACTTGCTTATCGAAGGGCCGTCTGGCATCGGCAAAACCTGTGTCGTATTCAAGGTTTTCGAGGATCTAAGTTATCGGCAGAATCACGACTTTCTCTATGTCAGCTGTCGGGATATTGGTGCCGAAGATATGATCGATTCATTTCTTACGGCGGCTGCAGGTGGTGCGCCAACCGGTATACAGACATTGGTAATCGATGACTTTCATCTATTGCCAACCGGGCGGCGGGCTGAAATTGGTTCGCTCCTGAAAAGACTAAGTGATCGCGCCTTTGAGCAAAGTATTCCGCCAAAGGCCATCCTCATCGGAATCCCTACGACGGGGGTATCTTTGCTCTCCGACTCCTATGACTTGGGGCCGAGGCTCGGGACGTACGTTCTTAAACGCGTGTCTGATGGCGAAATTGATAAGCTCATCAGCGAGGGGGAGAACGCCCTGCAAGTTCTTTTTGAGGACAGAGATGTACTCTTGTCCGAGAGCGGAGGAAACTTCTGGTTGGCGCAATACATCTGCAACAAAGTCTGCGCGTCGCAGGAGATATATGAAACTCAGGCGGACACGAAAATTTTAACTTTTGATATCCTCGGGATCCGCGGTCGACTCATGATAGAGCTGTCCCAGCGATATATGCCTGTTGCTAAGACGTTCGCAAAAGGAAAAAAGTGGAGGCCAGGAGGGAATAAGCCATACCTCGAAATACTATTGGCATTGTGCAAGATACCTGAGTCGGTTGTGACGTTCGACAAATTGCTCTATGTGTTGCCAGAGAAACGAAAGCCTGGCATTAAGGCGGTTAGATCTCGAATCTCAGAGGTGCTGCTTGATCTGGCAAAAGGAGTGGATCTCAGAAAGCAGCTCGCGTTCGATCCTGATTCCGGATTTTCGATTGAAGATCCCCTCTTTCGATACTTTTTGACCAATCTTGAGCCGAAGCGAATTTATCAAGAGCTCGGAGTTGAAGATGCGACTGTTGCGCAAGCAAATATGTATTCCTATGATATAGGTTTCTCATTTGCGGGTGAGGTGCGTCGCCTGGTTGAGGTCGCAAACGCCGAGCTGAAGAAAGAAGATGTAGTCACCTTTTATGACTTCGATCAACAGGCAATCCTATTGGCTCTCGATCTCGAGAAAGTACTTGAGCGTGTTTACGCTGAATCATGTCGCTATTACTTGGTTTTCCTTGACAAGAACTATCGAGAGAAGGTCTGGACGAAATATGAGAAGGATGTTATGACGCGACCTGGTCGAAAAGATCATATTATTCCTGTAATCGTCGATGATGAAGGCGCAAACGGAGCCGCTGGAATACCAAAGACAGTCGGGCGTATTGATATTCGGGATCTTTGGGCCGATGTCCAAAAAAATGGAGTTATTGATCAAGGTGTTGTGAACGCGATCCGCAACCGATGCATCGTGCCACTTCTTGAAAAACTGGATGTTGCTGGTCATACGGTATGACGAGAATATTAGCTAGATTTGCCGATCCGATGGGATTGCTCTGTGCATGAATAGTTTCTTCAACGCTTCGACATTGAACAAGTTCCACTAGGCTCCTAGTCAATAGCAGCGCCGCTCTGCGCCTCATTGTCCAACCGTGCGGTGTCGATATGCGCGACGAGGCCGCGGGGCCGCTAATGGCCATCTCATTCAGTGCGGCGCCGGGGAAGAGTGCGCCAACGGTGGTGCTGAACTTCTATTGCGAGGAGATTCTGCAAAGTCTCAATCTATCCTGATGCAAGTTCCTTTGAATAGGCTCGCTCGCTTCAGTCGCTGGAACGATTTCGGTGTGGCCGAAGGCCTATTGAACAAATAGATCGTTATGAGGCGGCCCTATCGCGAGGCTTTCGGATTTTGCTGGCTCGTGAAAGAAAAGCTGCTACTGAGCACCTCCGCAAACATACCGGCAATTGGTTCTATGTCTGCGGAAAGGGGGTCCCCATCTCTCATATTCAGAGACATAGAGGGGGAAATGCCGAGCGACCGAGCAATTTGGGCGAAAAGGGCTAGGCTCGTTGAAATGTCAATATGTAGGCTGGTTGTGCTGTTCGTATCTGTACTATCGATATCCAAGCTGTCCCAAGTGGATGGGTCGTCAAGGTTTCTGAAAAAACCAATGTCACGCACTACGTAGGGGAAAGTAGTAGCATTTACTTGATTAAAGTACTCCGGGGTTCCAAGGAATGGAACAGTACCTCTGGCGTCGACGACGCGTGCGTTCATCTTCAGCTCGCCCCTGAACCGTTGTCTTTCGTAGATCAACTGAATTTTTCTAATAATGATAGAAAGAAAGTAGAGCGTCGGCAGCAGGTTCAAGATCATGAGATCTGCCGGGGCATTCTTGCTGGCCAATAGCTGAGCCAGTGAACTCAAACCAAATTGCTCTGTCGGGTTGTCAATCTTTTCGCCTGACCAGAAATGTGTAGCGACGGGAATTTTGATGAAGTGAAGTTGCCTTTCCCAGTCGTAATCCCAGAGGAGACTGCTCGCCTCCACAAGGGTTTCGGTCCGCCGTGCGACGAAAGACGTATCGAGCGTCTGAACATGGTCGAAGGGCGCGCCGGAGCTCTTCTGGTGCGGAGCCAGAGCAATTTCCCGAAACACATCGAAGGTGATTTGGCCAGAACGCGAGACGACGTCGTCGGCAAGTACCACTAAGTGAATCGATGGTGTTCCTTCTCGGAGCTGCTGAGACAGAAGCTCGATGCGGGCCTTTGTCTTCGCCTTTCGGCTCATTGACTCCGTCCACATGCGTTCTTGCTGCGTGAGGTCGGCAAGCGGATGAGGGGCAGCGGCATCCCCTATCCGGACGTAGATGCAGCCATTGCTGTGAAGGTATGGGCCACGGCTGCCCTTGAGCACTGAGATGACAACAATCCAGCGGTCTTTCACGGCGCCGTCAAGTGAGTCGACCTCTACCGCCTTTGCCTCGAAGAACGGTGGTGGGACTACGTGAGATGTCACGGCCTCCCTCGCGCGCACTACGCATTGCTCGGCAGCTTCAGCGCACATTGGGGTCAAGTGGGCCAGTCGACGAGTCCTTTGTTCTTCCTTTGCGCCTATGACCAGTAGGCCACCGTGCGAGTTCGCGAAGGAGCTAATGGAGCGAGCCAGCTTCGCCGCGTCCGGCAACCTCTCCTTGAACTCAACAAACCAACCTTCCTCCAACGAGCTGAGGAGCGAGACATCTTCGCTCTCAAACTCTGATGCAGGCTTTTGATACAGCGGCCGAGGCAGCCAATTGCCTGCGCTTCTCTCACTAGCGTGTTCCACCTCACGGGTAAACACGCCAGAATCAGGAGTGACGTTGTCGGTCATACAAGGTCTTGCATTGGTGCCGTCCGCGAGCGGCTCCTAGTGGCCGGCTGGAGCCATTCGACCACGCGCTGCGAGTGGCCGCAACCGCCTAAAGCTGTCATCGGCAGGTCCGACTGGCAATCCCGCGGGAACCGCTGACCTTCTCGCGTCGGGGCCAGGCGAGGGAGCGGCCCGGGGAGGAATCGAGGGAAGAATCTGCATAGCGGAGCCGAGTACAGCACGTCGCCTCAGGGTGAGGAGGTTGCTTCGGAATGCTCGGTACATCCTCGACACGGGTTCGAGTCCCATCAGCCACCGTCAAGGTGACAGCCAACGCAGGTGACAGTGTGCGGTTTCTGCCTATCGCATTGAGCAGAAAGGGCGGCCGAGGATTGCAAATCCGTGTAGGTCGGTTCGACTCCGGCCCGCGCCTCCAAAAAAGACTAGTGAAATCAAGTAGTTAGACGCCTCGCACTGCGAGGCGTTTCTGTTTCTGGGTGCCAAAAATGACCAGAAATCGGTGTGCTGCTACCAGTTTTCAGTAGCAAAGCTACCGCCAATCGGATCAGGTTGGCCGTGTATGCGAGTTAGCATGGCTTGATTCCCACCTGCATCCTGCCCATGGCGTCGAGCGTCCAAGCACGCGGCTCGCGGTTCCAGCTGCGCGTCACACACAAACTCCTTCCCAAACCCTTCTTCTTCACCTTCGATTCAGAGGTCGAGGCCCGCACGTATGGCGAGCAGCTGAGCGCCTTGCTCGCGCGCGGCATCGTGCCCTCGGAGTTGCTCGCGGCCGAGGCGAAGGGCGTTGATCCACTTCTCATCGAAGTGATCCGCGGGTATCAAAAAAATGCCCCGATCACTGACAGTGACGAAGCGCTGCTCGATGCAATGCTCGACGAGCTCGTGGGCCTCAGGGTCAGCGGTCTGACCTTTCACTGGGTTGACTCGTACGTCCTCAAGATGAAGACGGTCAGGAAGCCGAATCTCACGCCGGGCTCGATTCGCAAACGCATCGGCGTCCTGGGGCGAGTGATGGACTGGCACTACCGCCGAGTCACGCCTGCGAACGCTGTTCCGCCCGCGAACGTGTTCCGGCTGCTTCCCATTGGGTACTCGTCGTACACGCGAGGAGAGGCCGAGCAAGCGGCCATACGCGGCATGGAGGCGAAGCGCGATGAGACCGTGGTCGGCCTGTTCCAGATCACCCGGCACACACGTCGCATCGAGTGGGGCGGCGCTCGGCGCTGGTGGGTGGCTGCGGTCGACGTGAAGGGCAACCGCGGCGCGCCGGTGTCGGTCGATACCGTGGTGACCGTGCCGGGCGCCATCGTCGGCTCGCGGGCCGAGGTCGTCGACAACAACGCGCTGCTGTACTGGAGCGCCCCGACCAGCGGCAGCCTGCCGATCGACCGCTACGAGGTCCGCAAGGGCGCGAACTGGGCGACGGGCACGGTGGTCGGGTCCAACGGCAACAGCACCTTCACCGCAATCTTCGAGCAGCAGGCCGGCGTCTACACCTACTGGGTGGCGGCCTTCGACAGCGCCGGCAACACCGGCACGCCGGTCGGCATCGCGGCGACGATTGCCCAGCCGCCGGACTACGTGCTGCGCACGCAGATCCGCTCGACCTTCACCGGCACTGCGACGAACCTCTACCTGGAGGACGGCGCGCTGCTCGGGCCGGTGGCGCCGGAGACCTGGGCGCAGCACTTCGAGTCGCACGGCTGGACCACACCGCAGCAGCAGGTCGACGCAGGCTTCCCGATCTACGCACAGCCGAGCGTGACGGCGGCCAGCTACGACGAGACCTTCGACTACGGCACCGCGCTGCCGCCCACCATCGTCACGGTGACCCTCGGCGCAACGGTGGTGGCCGGTCAGGTCACGTCCAGCTGCCAGATCTACACCAAGCTGAACAGCGCAGACGCCTGGACAACTGCGTGCCTTCGCCGCCGGGATCAGCGCGAGCTACTCCAGCGTCAGCCGCAACTACGACGGCACGTATAGCAGCCAGCGGCAGGAGCTGGTCGAGCAGTGGGTTCACTATGCCTGCCTGACCGATGACTTCGTATCGATGGCGGTGCAACCGATGGTCGAGGCATTCATCAAGGCTGCGAACGCTTCTGATGTGGTGCCGAAGCCCGCCGACCTGAAACCGGGCACCAATGACGACGTGCTCTACATGGCGCCGTCAATGCCCTGGATCGACATGGCGAAGGAGGCTGCTGCGTGGCTGACGCTGAGCCAAGCCGGCTTCATCAGCGAAGTCGAGGTGATCCGCAAGGCCGGGCGCAACCCGGATACCGTGCTCGAGCAGATCGCGAGCTGGCGCAAGAAGGTCGAAGAGAAGGAGCTGCGCTTCAGCAGCGACGTGCGTCACCAGAACGCGAGCGGCCTGCCCAGCCCGCCGAAACAGAACGACGACCAGGTCGACAACGAAGGGGAGGAGACCGATGGCACCGAAGCATGAACCACGGAACCTGAGCGATGCCGACGCACAGGCCATCGCCGAGCGCCTGTCCGCGCAGCTGATGACGCAGCTGGGCGACGAGCGCACCGCGCAACGCCTGGTCGGCGTGTGGGGCGGCTACGTCGACCGTCAGCTCGGCCGGGGACTGCGCCGGCTTGCTATGTACGCGGTGATGGCGCTGCTCGGCCTGGGCGCGATCAAGTTCGACTGGTTCAGCCGACTGCTTGGCAAGTGACCGGCGTCCCGCTTCCACACTTAACAACGTGACAACCGCAGCAACAACAGCAATGAACTTCAATACCGCATTCGACCAGGTGCTCGGCAAGGAAGCCGGCTACAGCGACGACCCACGCGACAGCGGCGGCCAGACGAAGTACGGCATCACGGAAGCCGTGGCGCGCGCCTTTGGCTACAGCTGCCCGATGAGCCTACTCGGCCTCGACCAGGCCAAGGCGATCTACCGCAGCCGGTACTGGGACGCGCTGCAGCTCGACCAGGTTGCCAGCGTCGCCCCGGCCGTGGCCGGCGAACTGTTCGACACCGCGGTGAACCAGGGCACCGACCAAGCGGCCACGTTCCTGCAGCGCGCGCTGAACGTGCTGAATAAAGAAGGCAGTTGGTATCCGGACGTGAAGGCCGACGGCCGCATCGGCCCGATGACAATCGCGGCGCTGAGGGAATACATCCACCGCCGCGGCGCCGAAGGGAAGGTCGTGCTGATGCGCGCGCTCAACGCGCTGCAGGGGGCCTTCTACGTCGAGCTGGCCGAGCGCCGGGCGAAGGATGAGGCCTTCGTCTATGGCTGGCTGCTGAATCGCGTCGAGATTCCTACTGTTGCGGGAGGGCAAGCCTGATGGACCCGATCAGCACCGCCTTCGCGCTCGCGCAGTTCGTGCCGGGCATCCTGAAGTGGATCACCGGAAGCGACCAGGCCGAGCAGGCCGCGGGCGCCGTCATCGACATTGCCAAGCAGGTCACGGGCAAATCTAGCGGCGCTGAGGCGCTCAGAGCGATTCAGGTCGAACCTGCCGCACTGCTGGCCTTCCGCCAGGCAGTGATCGCGGCCGAGGCCGATCTCGATAAGGCCTTCCTCGCCGATCGGCAGGACGCTCGGCGCCGCGACGTGCAGCTCGCCCAGTTCGGCCGCACGACGAAGCGCGCGGACCTGATGATCGTCGGCGACGTGATCGGCATGCTTGCGTGCCTGTCGGCGATGGTCTACGTGACCTGGCTGGGCGTGACGAAGGGTGGCGACGTGAACCCGCTGATCATGGCGCTGAACGGCCCGCTGGGCATGCTGACCCAGCAGTTCGCCAACGGCCTGCGTGACGCACACCAGTTCGAGTTCGGATCGAGCCGCGGCTCGGCCGAGAAGACCGAGCTCCTCGCCCGGGCGCCGGCCGTGAAGTAGCCGCCGCGGATCGTTCTGCGGCTGTGCAGGCGTCTGCACCGCTTCGAAAGAGACAAGGCGACTCCCGGTGTGCGCTAACACCCCGGGAGCCACCAAACCCACAGAGTCGACCTGTGAGCCCAGCCAAGGCCCTGCCACCTCCCGGGAGGCGGGGCGCAGTGTACCTACACCCAACTGGAGCCTCATGGCCAATCCCATCATTCCCTGGATCGGCGGCAAACGACGCCTGGCTGATCTGCTGATTCCGCGCTTTCCGGCGCACAAGTGCTATGTCGAGGTCTTCGCGGGCGGCGCCGCGCTGTACTTCCTGCGCCCGCCCGCCGAGGTCGAGGTCATCAACGACATCAACGGCGAGCTGGTGAACCTGTACCGGGTGGTCAAGCATCACCTGGAGGAGTTCGTCCGCCAGTTCAAATGGGCGCTGTCCAGCCGCGAGGTATTCAAGTGGATCCAGGACACCCCGCCCGAGACGCTGACCGACGTCCAGCGCGCCGCGCGCTTCTACTACCTGCAGCACCAGTGCTTCGGCGGCAAGGTGCATGGGCAAACCTGGGGCACCGCGACGACGGCGCCGGCGGTGAACCTGCTGCGCATCGAGGAGCAGCTCAGCGCGGCGCACCTGCGCCTGGCTGGCACCTTCGTCGAGCGGCTGCACTGGAAGGCCTGCGTCGAGCGCTACGACCGGCCGCACAGCTTCTTCTATCTCGATCCGCCGTACTGGGAGACCGAGGGCTACGGCGTGCCGTTCCCCTTCGAGGAGTACGAGGCCATGGCCCAGGTCTTCCGCGGGCTCAAGGGCAAGGCGATGCTGAGCATCAACGACCACCCGGAAATCCGGAAATGCTTCGAGGGCTTCCACATGGAGTCGCTGGACATCGCCTACACGGTCGGTGGCGGGGGCAGGGCGGTTGACCGGCGGGAACTGGTCATCTGGTCGTGGGACCCTGCAGCGGAGCCGGCCGGCCTCTTTTGACAACTGTTGGAAGCGCCGCAAGTACTGGCAAGGGTAGCCCGCCGCGAACTCCTCGTTCCGTAGTTGTGGCGATCAAAACGCAATGGGAGGAACGTTTGCGAGTCGCTGTAGAAATCTGAGGTCGCGATACGACCTCTGCGCCCACGGCCGATATCTAGAATCGATATGTGCTGCTTCGCCCAGCAGGCCGCTCAGTTTAGATGCGAGGTGCTCTCGTTGGGTAAGATCAGTTGCGCTAGTTCGCGTGAGTGCTTCCGATATCGCCCTCGCCTTCTTCATGCGGCTATTGGGAACGCGAAGGAAGCCGTTATGAACGACGACGCCAGTGATGTGTTTGGGGTTGCCTCTTCTGAAGATCTTTGTTTTTCCGGGCGACAGTTTGTGCCCATACTTCTGAACAACTTCGTTCACTTGGTGTTGAAGTTGAGCTGGAACTCTCGGGCCAGACATCGTTATGTCATCCACATACACGGAAAGTATTAGGTTATACCTATGCGCGATGGTCTCCAGTACCTCGAAGAGCGGGAGATTCGCCCAAAATGCGAGCTGTGGACTAGCCGGGGATCCTGTTGCTAGTGCTCCTTTGTAGGTACAGAGATCCGTAAGTATCCCGGCAACATCTGGAGCGCATAGCAGCTTGTCTTTAAAAAAACCGAAGATTTGAGCAGATTTGGTTGATGGAAAGAAGGATTTCAAATCAAACGTGGCCGCAGCTACAGAATCGGTGTGGGCGGCTGCGTTTGACCTATAGGAGCGCCCTTTAGCTCCACCGAAGCAGTAGTCGGGAGCAACGACTCTGCTTAGAAGGTCGTGGATGCGCCGGTGGATATCTTTCAGTTCTGGCACCGGATTCTGTACAAGGCGTGCCTTTACAATCTTTCCTGTGAATTCGCATTTCTCTTCGGCGATTTCAAAGACGTTGTAGTTTCGTTCGTCAATGGATAGCCTTGACAGGGTTCCAGTGTCTACACCCAAAATACTGGCTAAGCGCTTCTTTGTTGTAACCTTGAATAGTGCGCATTGATTAATTTCGTACTTCTTGTCTTTCGATTTAGGCGGCCTTTTGTTTTTCACTCTTCGCCTCCACCCACTGTAGAAGTGAAATCACTTTCTTCGCAGCTCCCATGCGAAGGTTGGCTGTGATGCCCTGTTCGCCAAGTTTTTCCGAGAAAAATAGGAGGGACGATATTGGAATGCCAAATCGTTCTGAATACTTGCTCAGCAAATCAAGGGTTGGCTGTTTCTTTCCAGATTCGATTTCGGAGAGAAACGAATTTGATATTCCTAGCTCAGCGCAAAGTTGAGTTTGCGTCAGGTCGTGGTACGCACGAAGTAGGCGTAGCGCTTCGTGTAGCATTTGATTCTCCAACGTTGTAAAGAGAGAGAGGTAAGTCGATTTAGAAACTGTCCCAGACGTGGCGGATTGCCTCGCGGACCGGAGCCCACTTCTCACTCCACGCATCATGGAGCTTGTCCATCAGGCGGAACGCCCGATATGCCAGCCCTGCGATGGTGAAAGCTTTGGCAATCAGCTTCTTCTTCGAACTGTTCCTTTTTTTCGGCGGACGCGACTTGCGGTTTTTTCCAGATTTCATTGGCGTTAGCCCTTTCTTAGTTGCGACACCAAGCCCACAAGCGAATGCCCGTAGTTACTCAGCGCCTCTCGCGCGCCACTAAGAAAAATCAATCCGAGGAGAAAGCCGCGTTTGTCCCTCTGCACTAGTTACCCGAGTCCGGCTCTCGCCGGACTCGGTTATCCCTTGCCCGTATACATCCGTGCGTCTGGCTCTCCGTCGGAGGACCGCCGCGCCGTGTGGCCGTGGGCTGGGAATGGTTAGGGGCTCTTCACCCCCTCGGGGCCGAAGCCCCCACAGCAACGAGATCTACATCTCCTGCACCGCGAGGCTAGTGTAGGCGAAAAGTTCGCCGGTGAGGCAATTTTTTCGCTGTGAGCGAAAAAATCTGTAGCTAGGCGAGGGTGGCAT